GCTGCTGCGTGGGCTGCTGCGCGGGATGCTGCGTGGGCTGCTGCGCGGGATGCTGCGCGGGCTGCTGCGCGGGCTGCTGCGCGGGAAAAGCTACAGCCTACCGTTGCCAAGCTACAAACCTCCGCGCTATCGCTCGTAAGGCGTATGTTGGAGGTGCAGCCGTGAGCCTGGCATGGGAACGTCGTAGACCTTTGGGCACACCCTGGAATCACAAAGTACATGCCGACGATCATCTGAGGCAGTCTGAGATCGTGCCGAGAAGCAAGTTTGATTGGCGGGGCTGGCTTCCTGTTTGGTTCACCGCTCTGTGTGTAGTCGTTTTATGGCTTAGATTGGCAGGATGGCTGTGAAAACGAAATTTGACTGCGAGCGAGCAAAGACTCTACTTCGTGCGGCATACGACATTCTAACGAAGGTTCATAGGTCGCATTACGTCATCAGCGCGATAAGTGAAACTACAGCATTCTACGATGATGCGGTTTGCGATGGCTCTTGCCTGCGAGGCGAGATTGCAGATTTGCTCGACTTGGACGCCGGAACAGACCCCATTGCAGTACCGCGAGACCATAGGGATTACAACGAGGTCAATAAATGAAGCCCCGCCTCGACTACATCTTCAGGAAGCCGCGTAAGTCTCTTGAGCCGGATGGCACGAATGCCAGAATGCGGAGGGTAGTCGAGGCCCATGCGAAGCGAGATCGCCCGTCTCAGGGCTTCCTGTTGCGATTACGGGGCATTGTGCAGCGTGCTTACCAAGGCTTCCCACTATGGGTAATCTTCAGGTCCGTGTCGGCTGCATCGAGCACTGGCAAGGCCATCCAGAAATAGCCAGAAATTCCCCAGGAGACTCCCCAAGAGTTTTGAATCAGCACAGCAGGAGGACAGTTTGCCGGTCTGAGTACAGGTGTACTGCCTACATCATAGCCCACGGCCAGGACTTCATGCCCACCAAGAACTGACTCTGACGAGGAATCAGGTTGGTAAATACCCGTCTGGGCCACTTCGTCACTCTCGAATGAACTGTAGACCGTGAAGCCAATTTCCACAGGCCACGGTGTCGCATCGCCTAACACGCTGAGGGCAGTGTTGGAACCTGCGAGGCCGTGATATGCCCCAAGAGTGTACTGGGCTGCATTTGCATCCATTTCCGAGGTAGGTTGCTGAATCGTTTGTGAGGCATCTGGATACAGGGAATCTTCGCAGGCTCCGTTAGCGATGACCACGTTGCTGCCAGTTGTGCCTGTGGAGCCGTTATCGTTAGGAAAGTCGCCATCTGCAATCAATTCCTTGGCATAGACGTACAAAGGGCTGAGTGTAGGCTGTTTTCCTAGATAGGCGCGGCATATCCACTCGCTTGCCGAGGCGAAAGCATGGCCTGTGCAGGAGCCAAGTTGCCCCTGATCTTTCACGTTGCCGCAGAACTTCCGCAGATCGACGCTTAGGGGAATCGTTACATCGGTGCGCGAGAGCATCCGATGCGCTGGGAGGGCAGCGGGAATGTTGCGGCCGTAAGCGCGTTTCATTGCTGTGCCTTTGCCATTTTCGCTTGCAGGCGTTTCATCTTACGGGCATCCGAGAGCTTCATTCTGGCAATCTTCGCCTGCGTTGCAGAAGCGCTCGTTCCACCACCAAACGTGATGCCTGAATAGAAGAAAAATCCCTTATTTGACTGCCCAACTACCGAAGGCCCAAAGTACCCATAGCCTGCCATGAGGGGGATTGAGTAAGTTCCTGAGGCGGTGGGCATATTGATTCCGACCTTCGCCATGAATGCAGGGGCAGTCTGGACGGGAGAAGTGCCCTGTTGCACTCGGCCTTCCCCGCCAGTGACGGAGAAAAATGGCTCAATCTTGCCGCAATTCAGGGAAGTCAAAGCTAACGCGTTTTCCAAGCCTTTGATGCCGCAGAGGTTGTAAGCAGCTCCGCCCTCATAATCGTTCACTCCGCCACCAGGGGCCGCAAGCAGGTCTGCCACCAGTTGTACATTCGTGGTCAACTGATACCCGAAGACGTTGTTGACGGCGGTCGTGGTGCCATACACGCCACTTCCGAAGAAGTTGATGTTCAAAGTGTACTGAGGCGAGGCCACTACCTGCCCAAAGCAAACTGTCGAGCATAGGGCGAGAACGATTACCAGAGCACGCTTCATAAGATTCCTCCGTTGCATCTTGCATTGTAAACCACGTGTCAAAACGGGAGGCCCGATTCTGGAATCGGGTCAAGGTACTGGCTCTTGTGCGGGGGCAGTGTCATTTCTTCCAGCAGGGCTTTTAGGTCGGGCTTCGGCGCAGTGTGCCGAGCTAGGCAAAGTTTCTCATACCGTTCCGGCCAGTTCTTTTTCCACCAATCCGAGGCTTCAACCGGATTCATGTGCCACCATCGGTGACAGGGAACGCAAAGAGTTTTCAGGTTATCCAACTCATAGCGCAGATTACCAAATGTGCCCTTGGGATAAACATGGCTGGGCGTAAGGTATTGCATGGCCCCGCAGCGGACACACTTGTTGCCATCGCGCTCAAACACTGCCGCACGAATCAGTTTGTCTAGTTCTAGGATTATGCGGCGGCGGACCTGGGTCCGCTTGCTCGCAGGACCCTTCTTCTTTTTGCGCTTTGTGAGTAAGGTCATCGTTTCAATGTCTCAAGTGTAGTTTCGCTCATTTGCGTTTCAACTTCACCACTGCCCGGTCCAAATACTTAATTCTTACGTCTCGCCCCATGCTACGTGGCCGTTCTCATCTCTCAGATGCACATTCGCCCAACTTGGCAGGTCGAGGTAAGGCGTTGCATTGCAGAACCTCTGCCCTTCATACGCACCTCCTGTGATCGTGCCGTAGATGGTCACAACCGTACTTCCTGCCGCTTTCCGGGGCCGTGGCCCTTACAGTTAATCCGACCACAAACTGCCATAAATACCTTTCCAAGCCGTGTCTGCACCACGATAGCGGTACACTTCTTTGTGGGCGGAGGTAGTAGGTGCAATCTTTCTCGCTCATTTTTCACTTCTTCAATATCAGGCTCCCGCTCTCTGGCGACTAGTTCATAGTCTGGTTCGTTTTCTCGTCTCACATCGGCCTCCATACGCCGACATTCGCCTCCATCTGGTTTCGCAGGTCCCGTTCTTCTTGGGGCGTGGTTCTAAACCACTCGATCTCATAGTCCAAGTAGCGGGATTGGTTCATAAACGTGGTGCAATGTGGTGTCATCGCCCCCCTGTTTCCCGCTGGCGAGCCTGCATATTGGCGGGTCTTGGTGAGTAGGAATTTATAGGCATCCTCCCATGTCATCACTTTTTGGTTAACTTCGCCGCTAACGATTCGTTGCAGGGCCTTGCCTATTGATTGGAGGGCCGCACGTTTTGCAACTTTGCGCGGATAGAGGTTATAAATCGGCTCACGCATTTCTTCTGGACTCATGGTTTCTCCTGTGTCAGCGACCACGCAAACCACTTCTGAAATCTCTTTCGCTTTCGGGCAGATTCATCTTTCCGTTTCTGCGCTGGGGTCTTAGTTCTTTCAATCTCCAGTTCTCGCTCTGAAGCATCTTCGTACTGCTCTATCAGAACTCGCTCTGCTTCGCCACTAGCCCACTCTTGCCCCGTAAACCAGAGTGTCGGCAATCCTAATCTTTCTTCACTGAAAGTCACAGTACCTCTCCGTTTTTGTTCTTGCTGTTGACCTTGAATATGAAACGTTTGATTCGGAGGGAGTGAGCGAAGCTAAAGCTGGGGTATTATTCCAGCCTTTGCTTGAAAACGCCGTCATCGTCGGTCGTTCGCTCGGCAAAGCGTGCAGTGTGCCTCGGCTATTATTAACCCCCGCAGGGGCTAATTCCCCTAACGATGGGCCACGGCGCACGCGCCTCTGGGCACCGACCGACGCTCTCGGGCACAATCCCGATTGCCTCGGCAGAGATTGACCTTGGGCGCTGCAAAACTCGAAATGATGGAGATTGTCATTCGCCAAGGAGCTAAACGGGTCAAAGTAGGTTGGGCGGCTCTGGCGGCTCCTTGGCAAGAGTGTTGACCAGGGGACCGCCCGCCCTAAATGGACTCGCGCTGCCATTGTAAGCATATTAGCTAACTGTTAGCAAGCTCTTTTTTCTAGATTCGACTAGGGTCCGTAAACTTGGAACTCCGCACCGGCTTAATCTTATCGAGCACCCAGAAGGCAAAGAACATCGGGGCACAGACCAGTACCAGGGACCAGATCAGTTTGGTCACTTGGCCTTCTTTGTCAGTGTGGCGATCTTGAAGCGCAGCCAGCTATTAACCTTCTTCCAGCGTTCTTTGGCAGTGGCAGAGGGCGGCACTGAGTCATTGACGGCGGCAACTTCATCAATCAGCGCCGAATTAAGCGTAGTTCTCGGGTTATCCGCCCAGAATGCACCGATAGCGCAATGGTTGCCATAGCCATCATCCAATTGCCCATAAATCAACTCCCGGCGTCTTGCTACCGAATCTCGAATCAAGAATAGTGCGGTATCGTTGGGCAGTGCATCTTCCTTCGAGTCCATAATTCCCTTTGCCCTCAATTTAGTACTCATAATGCCTCCTGTGATACGGTTTCCGGTGATTTGCAGCCCTCTGGGGCGAGGATTGGTTTGCAAGCGGCCAAGGCTGCCAACATCTCAGCCAGCTCCGCCTGAAACGCCAGAACCTCATTTTCGACCTCTGCAATACGCTCCTTGTCCCGATAGTGCCGCCGAAGGAATAACCTCAGGCCCGGACTCTGCATCTCCTTGCAGTAGGAACCATAGTCCACCCACTCCCGTTCGGGCATACAAGCTAGTTGGGCATTCATTTGCCAAACGAATTCATTCGGAATGCTGCCAGCCTGAATCGTCTCCAGATGGTTCTCCGGCTTAAGGTTCTTGATCTCCAAAAGCCCTTTTTCGCCTACTCTTGAATCCGGCGAGGCTCCAAAGAACTTGATCGTATCGTGCAGGGCATACCCACCATGCTCGACAAGCTCATCCGTCTGGTCCTGATAGGCCGCAATCGCCAGCATTTCGTCATCCTGACCTCGCAGCATCCAATCACTGACGTAGTGCTCTGAAGCTCTGCCCGTCAGGTGCTCACAGGCAATCTCGACCATGTAGTTGTGCCGAGTCTGCTTGTAACCACCTTTCTGCCCATTGCTGGTGTTTTTCTTCAGGCGGTCCACAATGTCGAAGATGCGGGAGGCCGTAACGCAGCCAGTACGCATCTTAAGCCACTCCACGGAACGCTGGTCAACGTCTATCCACATTAGCCAGCCTCCTTCTGCAATTCAGCCTTGCGCTTGTCCTTGGCGGCGATATACGCCTTCTGCGCTGCAATGTCATTAACCTCGCCTGCCTCACGATAGGCAGCCTTGTACACCTTCAGAAGCTCGTCTATCGAGGCACAATTCAGGATGCCATCTACCGCGCTGACCACAATATCCTCAGACAGCGGAGTGGAACCATTGCCGTCATTATCATCCTCGCCAACTGCTACGTTGAAGATGTACTTCAGCAGGTAGCGTGCCCCGTAGGACATAGCCGCCCCGGTCGCGTGAGTCTTCGTCATCACATCCCCGCCCTTGGCCCCCTTGCCGTCCGCAGGCATCGGAGGCCCCGTGTACTTCCTCGTGTGCCCTGCGCGATGGGAGACAAAGCAGGTCACGCGGACTGTATCCGCCAAAGGGCTATCGCCGCTATCAAACGAGAGGCTGAAGCCGTGCTTCGTGTAGATAGGCCGTATTTTGCGATCTAGGGCAGCGTAAGAGGCGTACTTGCTGTGGGTCTGGGGATTGGTCAAATCCGGGGCAATGCGCCCTAATTCGGTCTGGGCTGCATTCATGGCCTCATTGAACTGCATCTCTGCATCCCGGTCCTGAGCGCGTTCCTGCAAGGCCGATAGCCTCTCGATCACGTCGATTGCCGCCCCATTGGTCAAAGCCAGGGAAAGCAAGTCCATCGGCGTTGGATTGCCCTTCGGCAACGGTTCGGTAGAAGTCAGTACCAATTCTTCAGTTTTCATCGTCATTCTCCAAGGCTTTGATTGCCTTCTCTGCACGCTTAACGTACTTGATGGCCATCTCAAGCTGTGCGCGGTAGCCCAATACGTTGTAATTGCACGGCGGTCCCTGTAGAGCCGCATAGATCGCGCGCAACTCCCTCTTGGAGTGCTTCCAAGTGTCAGACATTGCCAATTCCAGAATCCGCCTGTAGCGGGAAGATTTTAGGGAGTAGTAATCCCGCGCTGCCCTCTTTTTAGTCATACGCTTCTGGTTCCTCTTGTGCGCCGGGATGCAGGAATCGGAAATATTCCCCACCTGACAGCCTGCCTGCTGGGGTTGCCGAGGCATCCGACTGCTGCATCCCAGTGGAAATCTTCCCTCCGCTCACCCCAGCACGCAAGCCCTCGGCTAGCTGCCCATATTCCACTGCCTCTAATAGCGTGGCTTCGTCAACGTGGACGGCTAGGAGGTCTCCACAAAACGCCTTCCCGTAGTCGCTCAGGGCAAGATACTGCTTCATGGTTTCGGTCATTTCGCAACTCCTTGCTGCTTGGCGTAAAGGCGCAGCGCCTCCCTAAGAAGGTCGCCAGTCTTGAATAGGCCCGTTTTGCACTTCAGGGCATCTATCAGGCTCCAGTCGTCCTGCGTTGCGGCCATGCCCACAGTCGAAGGTCGGTTAATCGTTTTGTTTGCCATACAGGAGCATCCTGCCATAAATATTTGCATCCGTCAAGAATTATTTTCTTGCTTTTTACGAAATGTGTGCTATTGTGTGCAAATCGAGGGTAGGCCAATGCCGAGTAACACAGCCCCAAAGAAGGCAAACATGGACACAGCAGAGCCGCAGCGCACAGGGAGGACGCGGTCTACGATTCGATTTCACTGTCCGCAGTGTCGCAAGTGGAAACACATCGTTAAGGGGAGGCTCGTGAGAGCGCGTAAATCTGGGCTTCGAGTCTTCTGTGGACGCAGGTGTTCTGGGTTGGCGCGGCGAAGTAGGATGTTGCTCCCGAAAGCCATTCTTCGGGCCATGAAACGGGATTATGACCTTCAGTACAGAGCCAAGAACGCAGAGGTGCTGCGGAAGAAAAAAGCGGATTACTACCAGCGGACAAAGGACCCTGAGAGGGAGCGCAAGATTAGAAAGGCTCGGATGCACCTGCATATCCAGTACTGTCGCCAGCCGCGATATAAAGCCTACAAGCGCGATTATGACCGTAAGCATCTCGCCAAGGTGAAGTTTGGGCCATTCGCGGAAGCGGCTCTGGTACTACGTGAGATTGAAGACGAATTAGATCGCCGGATGACTTGGGTTCAGCGTCACCAAGCCAACGGAACGCTCAACAAGAGCACGCAAAGGAAAAGAGACTATGCCACGCAAACAGGAACCAGTTATCCCCGCTAAACTCAGCGCCACAGCACTGAAAGACGTATTGTGGTCAACCCTCAACGAGATCAAGACGGATACTATGCTTCCGGCTCAGGGGGATGCAATTGCGGCCCAAGCCCGTGAAATCCTCCGCACGGTAAAGGTTCAACTTCAAATCGTCGGTCAATCGAAGCGCACGGTTCCGTTGGACGTAATCGAATTCGCAGAAAAGTGAGGACGTTGGGATGACTACCAAGCCAATATCAGCGGAAGAATTCTACAAGCGTAAGTATCCGCGCACACTCGGGATATGCAACGTTTGTAGTCGCCCCCACTACAAAGGCGAGCACGATCTCACATACTGCATTGACTGGAAACCCTTAATTGATAGCAAGTTTATATGCGTGTTTGCTGAGTCCTTCCGTTCTGCCTCCCAAGAGTCCCAGGGGCGGCGATTGATGCACTGCCCAGTAGATAGTCCCGGCGTTACACATTATGAGGACGAGGATTGCAAAGAGGCTGGTTGCGTTCCAGTTCAAGAGTCCGAGTCCCGAGTGAAAGAGTTGGAAGCGATGATGAAGGAAGTTTTACAGGCGTGCTTATGCGACGGCGACCGCCAGTTGAAGGTGCGCCGCAGAGCCAGAGCGATGTTGAGACTATCCGGGGAGCCAGAAAAGGAACGCGCGTGAAAATTATCGTAGTTCACAAGTCGGGGCAGCAAGAGGCAATTACGCTGACGGAGCCAGTCGAAATCGTGCGCGGCGAAAAGCTCAATCGGTTCATCACAGCTACGGGTGCAGGCCATTGGTTCGATCAGGATGGCTACTACGATGGGTGGGACATGGCGGTGAATATTCCGATTCCAGCCTCGGAACTTCCGCCTGACGGGACGCCGCCCAAGGCTGCGCTCGACTTCATTGAGGAGTACGACAAGGGCCGAGAATTTCCGGGGGACTCAGGAGAGGGAGGGTAAGCCGATAAGGAGATTAAATTCCATGTCTAGCCTGAAAAATCCTGATTCAAGGAGTGCCAAAATGCCTAAAGTGGAAGAATGGAAGGCCGTAGCAACAGAATGGCTTAATGCTAGGGGCTTGGGTGACTTGTCGCTTTACTGGCCTACGAATAAGCCTATTCCGCAGGTCGATTACGAATCGGGCCAAGCCAAGCCAACATTGATCGAATTGTTAGCCGACTTCGCCCAGCACGCTCTGCCCGAACGAGCTACGATGCCAGAGAAGCCGGAGAAGTGCCCTACGTGCGGAAGTGAGAGTCGGTATCACAAGTGCATAATTCATCCAGCCTACGATGCAGTAGGCGAGGCTCCCGCGAGCAAAAAGGAGGTGATGCCCAATGAACGACCCAACGAGGCCGCCAATTTACAACCCTCTGACGGGGTGGGGGCTGCGCATCCGAACCAAACGCAGGTGGGCGAGGCAGGGCAGGTTGGAGAGGGAGCGGTTTGGCGTGTCGGGCGACACTTCCCTATAAATGTCTACGAAGGCGACCGACCGATATGCCAGTGCCAGACTGCGCTGGATGCCAAGCGAATCGTGCAAGCCGTTAACGCTCAGCCCTCCCCTTCCGCACTCAAGGAAGCATGGGAAGCAGGAGCAGATTTTTGAGGAGCAGAAGCACTGCGACACCGAAGTGGATGGCGCGGCCTGTATCGAGCGCATTTACTGGCACTACGGGTATCGCGTAGCTCTCTGCGACGTGCTGCGTCAACTAGAGAAATTAGACAAGCCAAACTGAGCACGAGAAGCGAACTTTAGGCCGCTAAGGAGAACTCTAACTCTGCGGAGAAAGGAGGTGCCAATTGACAAACAAGGTCGTGAAACGGTTACTTGCCCTGATGGTCGTAAGTTTTTCGTTGCTATGTATTCACCGAACGACTCCCCTGGAAACATCTGCAGCTCCTACGGCGGGAGTTTCGGCTGGACCACTACTTCAGCGCCAGGAATCACCACTACCGATCAACCGCGCCCGTAGGCCACGTATCGGAGGCGGATGTGGAAGCGTGGCGTAGCTCTGCGGAGAACAAACTTGAAGGAGGAAAAGGACAATGAAACAGGAATTCAGGGAACGGAAGCAGGCGATCAGGAATTTCATGGCGGCCCACTATACCGATGAGCGGCTGGCGATGCTGCTGGCGCACGCGCAGGAAGGGCGATTGGCATTCGATTCGTGCTGCTGTTTTATTGGCGTGCCCAGTGCCCCACATGCGTTGGCGTCAGTCGGTGAACGTGCTGAGCCCGAACCGCTACATCATCGTGTTTACGGGAATCCTTTACCGGGCGCTTCTGAAGCTGAGCAAGCGTTCAATGAATTGGGAGGCGCGTTTTGGATTGAACGAATTCGTGACGCGCGCCGCCGCCGCATCCTGATTCCGATGATCAAAGCGGAGATGAAACGCCGCGCCCAGTTGCCAACCTCCCTAGCCTCTATTGTGCGAGGTGGGAGAAGAAGAACTTTGCAATTTGAACATTTGAGTTGTTTCTCTGGCCCTGATAGGGAGGAAGTAGATGAATCATCGTTACGTGTTGCGGCGGAGTTGGATGGGCGAGGGCGGAATCGTTAATTTCATTATGCTCAATCCTTCGACGGCGGATGACGTGTTTGATGATGCGACGATTCGGCGCTGCGTGGGATTTGCGAAGCGGTGGGGCTTCTCGGGGCTGGTCGTGACGAATCTGTTCGCCTACCGCGCCACGCAGCCAAAGGACTTGATAGCTCTTTTGAATACCAGTGGCGGTTGGCACATGGCGGTCGGCGAGGACAATACGTCACATATTGACCGGGAAGCGAAAGCCGCCAAAGCCATCGTGTGCGCGTGGGGTGACAACTGCGACCGAATGCCCGAGTACGCCACCCATAGAGACCAAGATGTAATTCAGATGTTGCGGCACCATAGTGAACTACTTTGCATTCGACACACCGCCAAGGGCAATCCTGCACACCCAGTCAGGGAACGATACACAGATACCCCGCTTCTTTTTTATTCGGCATTACCAGAAAACGATGGAGGTGGGCGATGAAATCTCTTCTCTTCTCTCTTACCCTGATGAGTGGAAGCCAATGCGAGTCTTAGTGGCGTGCGAATTTTCCGGCGTGGTGCGGGAAGCGTTCCGGCGTAGAGGGCACGATGCGTGGTCGTGTGATTTGCTGCCGAGCGAGCTTCCTGGCCAGCACTTTGAGGCCGATGTCATGGATGTTCTCAATCGCGGCGACGTATATGGGTGGTTCGACCTGATGATCGCGCATCCCCCATGCACGCATTTAGCATCCAGCGGCGCAAGATGGTTTCGTAAGAAAGTCGTGGAACAGGCCGAGGCAGTCGTATTCGTGGTAGCGCTTGCTAAATCATATGTACCTAGAGTGGCCATCGAGAATCCCATTGGAGTCCTCAGTTCGAAGTGGCGCAAGCCGGATCAAATTATCCAGCCGTGGATGTTCGGGCACGCAGAGACGAAATCAACTTGCATCTGGCTCAAGGGGCTAAGAATACTAGAGCCAACTGACATCGTGGTTCCAGAGTGGGCGATTAGGGCTGACGGTTCGATACACCTGAGCAAGAAAGGTAAGCATGATAATTCGACTCACTTCCTAACCGGGCGCACCACCAGAGTCCTCAAGGGGCCTCAGTTAGACCAGTGGGAGCGTATTCACAGGATGCCGCCCGGCCCGGAACGCTGGAAAAATCGCAGCCGGACCTATCAGGGCATCGCAGACGCAATGGCAGAACAGTGGGGAGGTCTGAAATGAAATCTTTCTATTTGTTATTTGTGATGAGTGGAATGATGTGGGGGCAGGATGGGAATTAACAGAACCGAGATGGTGACGTGTGATGCCTGTGGCCGAGAACCGGGGCCTCCGACGAATGAGCAGCGCGAGGCGTGCAGGGGAACAATGTTGCACCCTATCGACAGTTCCGACCGCTACGGATGGATTTCCCTAACGCCGCGCCACTTGTGCATCGAGGCGCTTGGGCATAACCGCATAGACAGCCTAGAACATATTGTGCTCTGCGACGGATGTTGGCCAAAAATATTAGCGCCGGTGCTTATAAAGCGCGGCACGTAGAATATAAGTGGGTTCAAGACGGGGCTGGACGCTAAGGAATGCCAAGACGAAAGAAAGACAGTTTCTCGGTGGCACTAGATGCGGCACTCGCCCGACATGGGCAGGCCACGGCAGAGCGCGACACTGCCGTGCATACCGTAGACAGACTGAATGCCGAGATACCGAGGCTAGAGGCTACCATTCGAGTGTTGCAGCAACAGCTAGGGGAAGAGGTTTCGGTCGGCAAGGTGGAGGAGATTCGCAAGGCCGTGACCGCCATCGTTGACGGGCCAACGAATGCTATACCATCCGAGATTGCAAAGTTGCTGCCGCGCCAAGACTTAACCGGGATTGGCAGCATACCGTTTGACGCAAAGGCCGTACCAGTGAAAATTGCCAGCGAGGACGATTTACTTCCAGAGATTGAAGGGGAAAGGCTTACGAGGGAATGACTCTAGAACAGCGTCTATGGAAGCGTGTTGACAAGGAAGGTCCACGGCCTTCCGCTTCAGCCATTGCGACCCACCCTGAAATAGATGGCACTCGCTGCTGGTTGTGGACTGGATTCACGGACAAAGACGGATATGGCGAGGTTTATGCGTTCCCCCGTCCATCGCGCCCAGTTCGCGTTCATCGCCTCGCCTTCTTTCTGGCTCACGGTCGATGGCCAGAACCGTGTTGCCTTCACAAATGCGACCACCCAGCGTGCGTTAGATACTCGCATCTTTACGAGGGAACCACCGAACAGAACAATCGTGATCGATCTATAAAGGGGCGGAGTTGGAGACCTAGGGAGGGCGAGTGTCACTACACTGCCAAATTGACCATTGCCCAAGTTCGCGCAATCAGGAACAGGCGCGGAGTCAGTCAGAGCATTATCGCTGACGAGTTTGGTATTAGCCAAGCGCAAGTATCTCGGATTCGAACAGGCGCTCTGTGGGTTCACGTGAGGATTACCTAAATATGCCTATACCTATTCTTTTGCTTTCGGATGCACCAACCGCATCGACTGGACTGGGGCGGATAACAAGAGACATATCGACTCGCATCCATGCCAACCTGTCTGATGTTTTTGAGGTGGGCACTATCGGTTACGGAGGTTCTTATTCCCGCGCTCTAGGTTTTCCTCAATACACAACGGAGATGCATGATTGGTGCGTGTACAACTTGCCCGAGGTGTGGCGAGACTTCGCTGGAGATCGCAAAGGAACGTTGCTCACAATCTGGGACTCATCTCGGCTCCGTTGGCTAACACATCCTGAAACGTGCCCTGACCCTCGCCTGAAGAAGTTCCTGATCTCCCAGCCGTTTGAGAAACACGCCTATCTACCGATTGATGCCACGGGGCCACACGACAAATTAACGGGCATCCTGAAGAACACAATCGAAGGCTTTGATCGTGCTCTGGCTTATTCTCAATGGGCACATGACATTCTGAGGCGAACGCTGCATCCTGCGATGGACGTAGACTGGGTGCCGCACGGCATCGACACTTCTGTCTTCTATCCTAGGCCCCGAGTTCAAGCTCGGCACAGTTTCGGGCAGAGAATAAATGCGAAGTACGTCAAGGGCAAGAAGATGGGGCAGTTTGTGTCTATCCCTGACGACGCTTTCTTTGTTGGTATCGTGGCCACGAATCAAATCAGGAAAGACTGGGGACTTGGCCTCTCAACGGTCGCAGAGTTGGCAAAAGAACGTAATACCTGGGTCTGGATTCACACGGACGAAATGGAACGCCATTGGTCCATCCCTGCCCTGATCAACGACTTCGGGTTGCAGGACAACGCCATCGTAACCATTGCGGAGTTCACAGATGAGCAGATGGCATGGTGCTACTCGGCTTGTGATTGCACATTGGCAATCGGCCTTGGTGAAGGCTTTGGATTTAGTGCGGCGGAGTCTCTGGCTTGTGGTGTGCCTACCGTGGCCCCCGATTACGGAGGCGGCGAGTTCATCCCTGCCGATCTTCTCGTAAAACCCGTCGCCTACCGAATTGAAGGCCCTTACAACTGCACGAGGCCCGTAATGTCTGCCAAGGATTTCGCATCAGTCGCACGAAGGCAAAATAACCACCACACGGTATGCCCAGAGTCTATTGACTGGAATGGGCCTACACTTTGGCCTCGCTGGGAAGAATGGCTGAGAAAGGGGGTAAAAGCCGATGGGCCAGATGGCGTATTGCATAGCGACAAGGAACTGGGAGGGCTGGCGGGAGTGCTTCCAGAGCTGGAAAGACACAGCAAGTAGAGTCTACCCGTCGTATGTCGTCATTGGGCAGGATGTGATGCCAGCGTTTCAGGCGCTCTACGAGCTATCGACGGAGCCGATCCTAGCCTATGTGCACGACGATGTTGAGATTTACGAGTCAGGCTGGGATGAAAGAGTTTTGCAGCAGTTTGAAGACCCGCAGGTCGGCGTTGTGGGGTTTGGCGGGGCACTGGGCCACGGGCGGCCTGATCTCTACACGGTGCCCTACTATTTGCCCAACTTGGCGCGGCAGAACTTTATGAGCAACATGCTCTCGGCAGAGAAGCATGGGGCACGATTAACGGGAGAACGCGATGTTGCGATATTGGATGGATTTGCCCTATTCATACGGCGACATATACTCAGGCGGGTCACCGGATGGCCCGTTGGTAAACCATACGGATACTTCATGTATAGCGAGTGGCTCTGTTGTGAGGCGCGCCGACAGGGTTACCGAATACGATTGGTCGGGGTTGACTGCGAACACCTTGGGGGGAGAAGCTCTGGGTTTATATCTCCTACTGAGGACTACGCCCTAGCCCACAGTTATTTTTACGAACACAATAGAGATGTAATGCCGTATAAAGTGAAGGAATGAAGACAATTAACCTAACCAGAGGACAGGTAGCTTTAGTTGACGACGAAGACTACGAATGGCTCAATCAATGGAAGTGGAACGCCCATTGGTGCGAGGGAACGCAGACATTTTACGCGGTTAGACATTCCGAGACGGTCAACGGGAAACGCCATTCGATATGGATGCACCGACTGATTCTCGGTTTGGAATTCGGGAACCCGCTTCAAGGAGATCATAAAGAGCCTTCAGCTACATTGGACAATCGTAGAGATAACCTTAGAGTAGCGACTAGAGCACAAAATATGGCCAACCGAAGACCTAATAGGCGTGGTCGATCTCGATACAAAGGGGTGTGCTGGCACAAGGCGAGAGCGAGGTGGTGCGCCCAGATAGCCATAGAAGGAATCCCGAAAACTCTAGGCTGCTTCTCGACTGAGGAGGATGCTTATGCTGCATACTGTCAGGCGGCGAAGCTCCTGCGAGGGGAATTTGCGAGAACTGCATGAGGATATGTTTTATAACACCTCCTTCCGAATTCTTGCTAGACCAAAGGGTTTTCGTAAGCCTAGGGATACTCAAGGTGGCCGCAGCGTGTGAGCAAGCCGGATACGAAGTGGACCACCTAGATTTAACGGGGTTGACCAATTATGTGGAAGCCGCACAGGACTATCAGGGCGCGAACATCTTCGCAATTACGGCAACGACGCCACAGATGCCGATGGCCGTTGCCATTTCTAACGTGCTACAGGGCAGAACGGTCCTTGGCGGACCTCATGCCACGCTTGTCAATGCCGCCGCGAAACGTGGCAGCAAGAGAGCCAGAGCAGCCTTGGCGCATCTACTAGAATCCTTTGACTGCGTAGTTGCAGGAGATGGAGAAAAGGCAATCTTTCAGGCAGTGAAGTGGTTTGGGTTGGTGGATGCGGATGACCCGAAATCGCCACTATGGAATACGTCGGAGGAATTCAATGCAAGCCCCTGGCCAGCACGACACCTCGTTGACATGGACAGCTACCATTACTCCGTCGATGGAAAACGCGCTCTTACGATGGTTTCCCAGCTCGGATGCCCCTTTGAGTGTGGTTTTTGCGGAGGACGGTTTTCTCCGATGTTACGACGCATCAGGACACGAACTGCTGTTGATGTTGTAGCGGAAATGAAATCCCTGCACGAACACTATGGAGTCGAGGGCATGATGTTCTATGACGATGAATTGAACGTAAACAAGGGCTTAGTGCCGCTCATGCGAGATGTTGCACAGACCGGCATAGATTGGAGGCTTCGTGGATTCGTCAAAGCGGAACTGTTTACCGAGGAGCAGGCGGAAGCGATGTACGCCGCTGGATTCCGCTGGCTGCTGTGCGGGTTTGAATCTGCTCACCCCCGCATCCTGCGGAATATTAACAAAAAGGCGACTCTGGAAGACAATACGGCCATGCTGCGAACCGCACACAAGTACGGCTTAAAAGTCAAAGCTTTGATGAGCATCGGCCATCCCGGAGAGTCGGAAGAAACGATTGAAGCCACAAAGCAATGGCTCCTGCAAGAAAAGCCGGATGACTTCGACTGCACGGTGATTACCGTTTATCCCGGAACTCCATATTACGACTCCGCCGTGCATCTCTCTGGCCCCGTGTACCGCTACGAGATCAATGGTGATGCCCTGTACTCAGAGGATTTGAACTTCAATGAAGGCCACGGGTACTACAAGGGCAAGAGCGGAGAATATACGTCCTTCGTGTGGACTGATTATCTTGACCGGGAACGGCTAGTTGAATTGCGGGACGATCTGGAATCAGAGGTCAGGGCCACGCTGGGTATTCCGTACCCGCACGGCGCGGCGGCTTTGAACTATGAACACAGCATGGGAATGCAGTTACCGCAACACATCCTAAGGAGCACGAAGTGAAAACTTGCAAATGTGGATTACTTCTAACTCGGTGTAGGCGGTTGTGGATGGGGATGGATAACCCACTTGATTACAATTTCTTCTACCAATACACCTGCGAGGGGCGACGTTGGTGGAACTTCTGGAAACACAACGTAATCGAAATACCGGCGCGATGAGAGGTTCCCGTGGTTAATATCACAATGCTGGTGCGAAACCGGCGCAGGTTAACGCAGCAGGCAATCGACTCCCTGCGATCTTCGATCACTCCCGAGAGTCGCCACGTGACCATTCTGGACGATGCATCTGAACCGTACTATATGGACGAGAGCGCCATCAGGAACACGGTATCCAAGGGAACAGGAGCCGCTAGGAATCAGGTCATTAGAGAAAGTGAATTGCGCCACGGGCGCGGAGACTACCTATACCTTTCCGACAACGACGTGTACTTTTACCCGACGTGGCTGCCAATCCTAATCAAGTGCTACGAGAAGGCTTACGACTTCGGTTATCGCGCAATCGGGGCATACAACCATCCCTATCACCAGCCGGGGGCATCGGTGCCCGTGTACGGTGCATACGAAGTGCGGGAAGTCAACGCTTTGGCCCTCCAGTCCATGCTGATGTCTTGGGAGACTTGGGATAAGTACGGCCCCTTTTGTCAGACTCCTCCCGGCAAGGTCTGCCAATCAGAAGATGTCGATTTCACGAACAAACTCAAGGCCGATGGCTACAAGCTAGGCGTAGTCTCTCCGGCCTTGGTAGTCAATACGGGCATCACAAACAGTTTTGGGCAGAAGATACCGGGATACGAATTGGTTAAGCAACAGTGTCCTCCGGGGGTGATTTGTGAGTAGAAAAGGGAAGGCGAAGAAGGCTCGTATCAAAGCGCGCAGTAAATATCTATCTCTCTGTAAAAAACAAACCGAAAACCGAAGGAAGTTGATTTCTGGCTTGGACAAGGGTGCCGCAGAGCTAACGGCTCGTGAGTTCGCCAAACTGGGGCTGTTCCAATGATTTCAGGAAAAGATATTACCGTAGCCGTGCCGTGTGCTTTCGAGACGCGAGAGCCTATTTGGATGTTGGACACCAGCGCCGCGAAGCACGGTCTTAGCGTCCGGCCTTACGCTATGAATGAGGTCTATAACGGCTGGACTCATCTCAAGATATACAAGCTCCGAGAGGAGGCGCTTTCCTGCCCTACGTCGCACATTATGTATACCGATGCGAGAGACGCTTGGTTCCTTGGTGGGCCTGATGAGATCGCAGAGAAGTACAACGCCTACGGCGCTCCGCCGCTGATGCTCTCGGCCCAATGCGACGTGTTCGGAACTTATGCGGCATGGTACGAAGGGCTGCCTTGGGACATGACGAAGCCATTTCGATACATTGGCACCCCCGGCCAACTGTGCGAGGCGAAGGCTTTGGCAGATGCATTAGGGTGGATGCAAGACAATTACAAACTCGGGAATGACTACGAGCATAACGAACTCCCAGACGATGACCCGGGCTGGTGGTGTGAGTTCATCCGTCACCATCCGGGAGAATTAAAACTGGATACCGAGTGCTCAATCTTTATGAATGCCGGGTCGAAACCCGACCACGGAGAGATGTTCGGTGACATGATCGAGTTACGGGACCAGCGGATTTATAACAAACTAACGGGGCAATACCCCTGCATCTTGCACTTCAACGGCGGTTATAGCCATGCTTTGTACGGGAAGTGGGAAAGGCTGGAGCCGTTCTGGAAGGCGTGCGGATACACCGAAAGACCGCCGTGGGAGGCGAGATGACGGAAATCAAGGAAGTGTTGTTTAATCTGGCCTGCTTCAGCGGCGGGTTACTCATCGGCTGGGTGTTCTGGGGGTGTGATGAAAAGCGTCGATGAACTCGTAGCCTTTGCCGCCAAGATCGAAGGTCAGGGCACAGAAGATCACCAGAACTGCACCTACACCACGAATGAATTACGCGCTCTGGCAATGCGTCTTGTTGAACTCCGCGAAGGCTCTACAGTGGTAGAGATCGGGGTGTACGGCGGACGGTCTGCCTCACTCTACCTTCAGTTACAGCACACATTGTCCCTCAGGGTTCACCTGGTTGATAACTGGTCATGGGATCAGGCGCGTGCAACCGGAACGTTCGTCGCCATGATTCTTGAGCACTTCAATGACATACCTTTCACCCTGCACAAGATGACCAGCGAGCAAGCAGAGTTGCCGTGGACGCAGGCAGTGCACTTCCTACATATCGACGGCTGGCACGATCTACCTGGTATCGAGCCAGACTGTAGGCACTGGCTCCCGCACGTCGTCCCCGGAGGCATAGCTGCCTTCCATGACAGCGATTGTGAACCCGTGGCTTACTGCATCGACAAGTACGTCCAAAGCCAAGGATGGTCACTGCTTGACCGTGCCGGGAGAACGACGGTCTGGAGAGCACCCCTTGAGTGATCTCATCGTCCTTAGTCCGTGTTTCTACCAAACCGCCGAGCCTGCTGAACTCATGGTGCAAAGTGCTAGGGCCAACGGCTTAAACGTGGAACTCTACGGTATTCAGTGGCCCTTCATCCCTCACGGGGCAGATGCCCAAGTCCTGAGGCTCTACGAGTTAATGGTGCAGCGCACAAAGTTGGCAGATTACGTTCTGATCACAGACTGCCGAGATGTGCTGTTTCTGGCAGGCGAGAAAGAGATTCTGGAGAAGTTCACGGCCTTCAAGTCTGATCTCGTTATGTCTACTGAGCGGTACTGCTGGCCTCCTGAACCTGAGATCGTGGAATACTTCGTCCCCTTGGGCTACATCAATGCAGGGCAGTACATCGGCACATGGGAATACACGCAGTTGTGCCTCAAGCATTTGCTCGACAAGTACCGTGGCATTCATCCTGGAGCCGACAATTCGCAGGCATGGTGGATGTGGGCCAAGATGCGCGGGGAACTAGATTTCGCCCTCGATGCAGATTCGCAGATATTCCAGAGCTTGAGCGGCGGTGACCCTATCGACGTATTCGGGCAGCGCGTGAAGAACATCAAGACCGGAATCGTGCCCTGCTCGCTTCACTTCAATGGCAACCCTAGTAACGATGGCCCTCAAAAGGAGATGTACAGGAGATTGTTCAGATGAAACTTGGTTACAACTTGGGCAGCGGCCAACGAAGATTTGAGTCGGTGCAAGGTTTTGAGTGGGTTAACGTAGACATCGTGAGCCGCCCTCCCGATCAAGTTCCGGACGTGATCTGCGACATTAAAGACCTTCCCGGCAAGTTTGGCCACGGCAATGCCGACTACGTGGTGTGTCACCATATCGTTGAACATTTCGGGCTAGGAGAATTCCCGTTTCAGCCGTGCTACCAGCTACTCAAGCCGGGTGGCTCTCTGTTGATATTCATTCCTGACGTGCGTGCTCTAGCGATTCACTGGCTTGAAGGGAAGATTAACGACTACATCTACATGGTAAACCTAATGGGAGCCTTCCAAGGTCTTGAAACTGACAGACACAGGTGGCATTACACCCCTAGTTCGCTCCGAAACGCCCTTTACGATGCCATTCCTGCATGGGCCGAGTACAAACCGTTTGACTGGAGGAACGTTCCGGGAATGAACGCGGCTAGGGACTGGTGGATTCTCGCTCAGGAGGCGGTACGGTGAATCCGGTACTCATCCTTACACACAACAACTTGGAACTGACGAAGCGGTGCCTAGAATCGACGCGAAAGCAAGACGTTTTCACTTGCACTCAGATCATTGATAATGGGTCCACGGATGGCACAGTGGATTGGGCCAATGGCAACCTTACGCTTTTCGACGCATCGCCAGACAATGCTGGTGTCAGTAGGGGGTGGAACCAAGGCTTGTCTGAATTGATGAAGTGGGGCAGTGTTGAACACGTTCTGGTAATCGGCAACGACACCGTACTTGCCCCGTGGACCTACCGCATTCTTTTGGAAACAAGCCAGAAGTATCGCCTGCCCTTTGTAACCGGCGTGGCGGTGGACAATATGGAACAGGCGATGCAAACGCCCGAGGTTGACCCGATCACTTACAACCCCGACTTCTCCTGCTTCCTGATCACCCGCGAATGCTGGCAACAGGTCGGACCATTTGACGAAGGAATGAAACACTATTCCAGCGACCAAGATTTCCATATCCGCGCTCATCGTCGCGGCGTGCGACTTTGCAAAGCGTCAGTTCCGTATTACCATGAACGCAGTTCTACCATCCGCCTAGCTTCTCCCGAGGAGCGCATGGAGATCGAGGCACAGGCCAACATGGATAGAGCGTACTTGAGACAGAAGTGGGGAGTGAGTGCCGGAGGTGCAGATTACGAAGCCCTTTTCAGCCCTGAGACGTTTGGATGCGAACAAAGCCAAGTTTCTCAGACGGCTCCCGCTCCGGTTCAACATGACAGCACTTCTTGAACTGACATGCTACAGGCCAGTCACACGTCGATAGTTGGGCATCCGGCTTCTCCTTCAGAGAGTGCAGAGCATCTAATTTATGCTCCGCCATTTGAAGAATTCTTTGACGATGAGGAGGTTCAAGAACGGGCAATTCTATGGAGAAGCAGACCTCCGGCAACACATCGTCGGTAAGCATCGACTGAAGCCAAGTCTCTCTGCTGATTTCGGCATGGTCCTCCCTGTAAATTTGCTCCCAGGTTTCCTTGAAGCGGTTGCCCTCTGAGCGGAATCCACCCTTTCTGCGTCGGAACCTAAGTTGATGATTAGAAGGATGCAAGTAGCCTTGGGTCCACGGTCCACGTCGTTTCCCTGCCCTATTCTGCCCGATTACGAGAACTGCAAGTTGCATGGGCAGGTTGTGTTCCGCCATGAGACCCAGGGACTTCCAGCTACGTGCCTCGCTTTCCTTTCGGCTGTCGGTCCAGTGGCTTACTAGAACGATGCGCCTGAGATAGTTTCCGTCTGACGAAAGGAAGCAGTCCGGAGGGAATTCTGGGGGCGCTATCCATGGCCGGTCTTTAGGCTTGCGGATGGCTGAAACTAGAATATCGCTCAGGGCAGCATAATGTATGACTTCGGCGTATACGGTCCTGCCCTCTACGGCCAGACCTCTATCCTCTGCCAACTGGAGTACGGCGCTGCCAGCAACCTCACCAAACGGTGCTTCCTGAGCTTCTGGGGCGATTACAGCCTCACGGATGGCTCGGACGGCCATTTCCTTACCCGAAAGCCTCTGGGCCTCCCAGAATTGCCCCCAATAGCCTTTTCTCTGACATGTCTCGAAATAGGAGAGCGATTCGGGATTCACTGTGGTGCGACAGCCCTCATACGCTCACGGGCTTCTCCGGGGGTTTGGGGGATGTTGGCTCCCGTCCCTGCTCCGGCTAGGATACGGGCAACGTTCTGCTGTCCAAGGAAGCGCCTAGCCTCTGGAGATAGGGTTTTTATGGAGTGACTTGCAGCGTAATCAGAAATCGCTCCCTGCACTTCTGTCTTGGCTTCAGGCGGCAAACTGTTGAGGATGCGTATGTCTTCTGGCGAAGGTTCAGAAAGCCAGCGCTGGACCGCAGGGCGATCTAGCATTCTTCCGATGGCCTTTCTGCCCACCAAGTATGCAGGGTCAATGAGCAGGGTTTCCCAGCGACCAAGAAAGGGGCCGACTGCGGAACTAGCTAAGATTGCAGCATCGTACCGACTGAGGCGACCGATTTCCCTAGCGGAAGCCTTTACTTCTTTCGCTTTCCTGCCTCTAACGTCTTCGATGGTAAGTTTGGCGGGTTGCTCAATCTTCTTTGGCGCTTTAAGTTCCGGCCTTTTCGGTGGTTCGATAGGCGATGGAGGAGATGGTTCTGGTTTCAGTTTAGGTGCCACGGTCTTCGCCTGTTTCGGCAGGGCCGAGAATTCCTCATGCGATTTCCGTAGTGACGTTGCAAGCTCTGCCAGTTTAGGGTCGAATCTCTGAAGTTTAGCTATGCCAGTTTGCCCAGCCTTGCCCGTAATAAAAGGCTCTGCGTAGAATTCGGGGTCTAATTTTCCGACTCGATCCAGCGAGGCTGCTACGGCGCTAGGCTTGTCGTAAAACGTATCCATAAAGTTGTAGTGAAATGCGTCTGCATTCTTCAGTTCTGTCCCTGCCCCGTTTCGCTCCGCGATGGTTACTTTGGCAGCGTCGATCTTTCCCTTGAGATACTTTAGGGCTTGATAAACGTCTCCCGGCAGTCCACCCTTTGCCAACTTCATGCCGATTTCGCTGGAGTAACCCTGCAACTCATCGAAAGGTATAGTTCCCCCTGTATCAATAGCTCCTTCGCTCTGGAGCTGGTCGAATAACGGGTCTCCGGGCTTTACGAATCCAGCGCTGGTCTCAACACCTTCCGACTCAGGGGCCTTTTTAATGAGCTCCCGGAACTGCTTAATGTTCTCCGTGGTTCCCTTCAGCATTCCCTCTGCGGTCCGGGCATCTTGGGCAAGCTCCGACATCGGTACACCCTCGTCGCTAGCTAACTTTTCCCTGACGGCAGCATAGTTTGCATTGTCTTGTGCTCGGACCTCGGCAACCTTATGCTTAATTCCCTCACCGAGCTGCTGGCTGCCTTGTTTTATGGATTGAGCTAATTCCGAACGCCGTCCCTGCTGGCCCTGTGCCGCATCGTTGATCTCTCTGACTCTTGCCTGCTCTTGAGAATTGGCTTGAGTTATTTCTTCTTTCGACAAGGCGTGCTCTGCGTTTTGTTCCTCGCCTTTCTGAAAGGCCGTCCGCTTGGCATCATGGTATTGCTCAACTTTTTGCCGATTCGCCGCATCGGTTTGCTGGTTTTCTTCGACCTGTCTTTGTTGGGCGTCGGCGCTTTTCGTTTTGTATTCTTCTACCATTGGGGCGGTAGTACGTTCTGGCGTAGCTCCAGCAACCATCTGAGCGCCCTGACGACCCTTTTCCATCATTGCGGATGCCTTTTGACGCAGTGAGCCTACCTTGCTCAACCCACCCTCTGCGCCTGAAGCCGCTCCAGACGCAGCAGCCGTAGAAAGCCCCAAGAGGAAGTTCTGCACGTTCTCAGGCGTTACATCGCCATTCTGTATCTTGTCGTAAGCCTCTTTTGCACCCCGAACCCCTTGAGCACCGAAGAACGCAGCACCAATCGCGGGATGCACCTTGCTCATAATTAGGCCAGCGGCAGTTCTCCAGTCCATAAGACCCGCTGCTAGCTTGGTAGCGACTTCACCGATGGCGGGGATTGTAGCGAGCGCCCCGTGGCCCAGTTGTCCTGCAAGCGTTTTACTGGAAGCCGATTTCTCGAATTGCTCCATCGTAGCCTCGCCTAATTCTTGGGAGGCTTGCTGCATGAACTCCTTGGGTTGCCGGAAGGTGTACACGGTTCCCTTGGGAGAACCCGGTAGTGGCTGGCCAACAGGAGGCCGCGTGGAGGTCAGTTTTCCAAGGATGCCCTTACGCTCATCGGGCGAGAGTTTCATCAGGACTGCACGTTGCTTATCTTCGGGCAGCGCCTTCAGCTTCTCAATCGCTTGGTCTGGAGTGAGGTCGGCCATTACTTGTTCTTCAGGGCTTTCACGATTGCGTCTATGTCGGCATCGCCTGATGCTTCACTGCCGCCCTTTTTAGACTCGTCCCATGCAGTTTTCTTTGCATCCATTTCCTGATGTGCGCCGTCGATCAACTGCCGCATAACATCCTTCGGGAGTGCCCCGGTGGTAGAACTGTTCGCCCAGCCTTCAATGGTGTTGCCCCAGCCTGCCTTCACGATGTAATCCAATGCCTGAGTCGTAAAGCGCCCCGCTGCAACGCGCTCAAGGGCAACTGCTAGCCGTTTCTGATTCACGGCATCGTTCGGGTTCTTCGCTACTTCGTCGGCTTTCTTGGCGAGTCCTACCGCGTCGATGTAATCCCTATGTGCCTTGGCTTGTACCGCAGTCTCTTTGTGGCCGATGACGTTATCTGGGGAAGTCGCTGCCGCTTTCGTCTTAGCCTCTCCCGGTGTTTTGGGAACATTCGCACCGCCCATTGGCGTAGATGTCCGAGTCTCCTGCACCTGATGAACGTTCCCATTTTCGTCTACGAAGTGGTAGTAGCCTGTCGTGATTCTGCCTGCCATGCTAGGTGGTGGCTGAATGTCAGGGTTTTCACTGCCGGGAATCACTTTGTTTGTCGCAGGGTCAAGCAGTACGGAAGTTGGTTTCCCGTTACGGCTTACCCATGCCCGAACCGGATGTGCAGAAGTCTTGGGGTTGAGCTTGGCCCCTGCCAGTTGGTCGGAGGGAATTGGCTTGCCTGCAAGATCAGCAAACTCGCGATTCTTCTCGTTGTGCTGGACGGTCTTTACCGAACCGTCCGGCATCGTAACGTCTACCAGTTTCCATGACTCCGGCTCTGCTTTCTCCGTTCCGAATGTGGCTCGCCTTACCTCGTCTGGCGTACCCCCGGCCTCGGTGCTCTGCCTCTGCCTAGTGAGGTAGGGGTTCTCTGGAGTCTGTCCCGGTCCTGCCGCTGCCGCATCCAACCCCGCCATGTCAAACCGTTTCTTCGCGTCACCGGGAGTTGTGGGCACATTCGGCGTGCCGTAATCCATCGCTCTGTCGGCCTGCTGTTTTGCACTGTGAGACTTCAGGAATCCGCCAAACTTGGCCAAGGCTCCAGGATTCTTCTCAGGGTGGTACAGGTCTGTAAAGGCTTGCCGCGCCTGGTGCAGATTGGAATCTATTTCGGCAACGTCTTTCGCGTAAGTCGGAGATTTTGGGTCTAGGGCTGCACGCCTCTGCTGAAGTTTCTTAACGTCATCCAGAATGGAGTGGGTATTGGCTTCGAGTTCTTCGTGGGCCGTAGCGCGGCGATCTGACTTCTTGTTCTCGATTGCTTGAGACGCATCTGTAGCGCCAGCAGCGTTAGCAAAGCCCTGAACGAGATTTTCTGCTATTCCCATCCTGCTCCCGAGCCGCTATATCCTCCGCCACCCGCCTCTGGGTCTGCGCCCCAATCTGGGTTCCATCCTCCACTGTTCCCGCCTCCCCCTCCACTACCAGAGAAGGCTAATCCGAGACTCGCTCCTCCTGTGAACGGTGCTGCCGCGAAGGATGCGATGCTCTTGAAGATGTCGTTAATCTGTGCCGACCTCTGCTTCTGAATCGTGTCCGCAGAACTGAAGGCCGCTTCATGTCCTGATAGTCCCGTGCTCAAGAGGCTGGAACCTGTAGTTCCTAGAGCCGACGCTGCACCGCCCGTCAGCGACGAAATAGCCGAGTCAACCGTGCTGCGGGTACTGTCGTCAATCGTCTGTGCTGTGGCATTCGTTCCGCCGCTGCGATTGCCGAACTCTGCCAGTGTTTTCTTCTGCTGCTGGCCCTGTTTGTTCACTGTGCTCATCAGTGGGCCAAGGACTTTGGAAATCTGCGAAGGGTCGCCTGAGAGGATGGACTGCCAGAAGTTGTTTGCCGAGGAAATATCCGATTCGCCTGCGGACGTGGCAAAGTTAGCGAGGTTGCCAAGATCGCCATACTGCTGCTTCTCCTGAGAGCTTGGCCCCATGCCAATTCCGAACAGGGCGACCGTGCCGCCGAACATGAACCACTCGCACAACGCTCGAATCAGGAAGTGCATAATGCCCCCACTATACTACGAAGCCGACCAGTTTACATCGGCAGAATTGATGTTGGCTTGCACTGTCGTACCGGGCGCAACCACGATAAATCCAGCATGATTGATGGTCCCGTTTGTTGGTGTAAGAATCGCTGCCCCTGAGCCGGAATCCACCTTGATGCGCACGTAATAGGGCCTCTCCACTAAGGCGTTCAGCCCTATCTGCACGCCTGCCCCATTGTTCACTATAACCAGTGCGCCGTAATCGGCATTCTGAACTGTGTAGGCTGCCTGTCCCGTTTGGTCGTTTACTGCGCCGATAACATTGCCGCCAGAGGGACCAGCCGAACTGGTTGACACTGCCCCAATTTTCTTGTTCAGGGCAGCGATTGCTTGCTGTGCATCGAGCAGGCCGCTGAATACATAACGCACAGCCTGATTCGCAAGGCGCTTCCATCCATGCTCTTTCTCTTGCGGCTCGCCCTCGGGATAGCTATCAGGGTCAAGGTTGAACGGAAATCGCACTGTCGGAGGCAGATTACCCATTTAATCAGATACGGGCTTCGCAATTCTGTAAGGCCCTGTACTCCCCCAAGATCGAATTTTTAGCTGAAGGTCGCTGCCCCACAACTTAAATGGCTGTGTGGACGATAGGAAGATTTCCATGAGCTTCCACTTGTTCGGCGGCAAGATGACTTTCTGTTTGATCTCTGAGCCATTGGAACTCGGAACTGTCAGCGTGATACTCGGCCACTGATCGAACGTAAGCAGTAGAGTGAGTGGGGTCACCGACTGATACGCGATGTTCATCTCTCGGGCGTGCTGCCAACCTGTTCCGCCAAGACTTTTCATCAGGCAGTGAAAACTCATCCTCTGGTAAACGTCGTCATCGAGGGGAATAATGCTTGGCTGCCAGACATCGAGCACCGTTCCCGCCATCGTCGGCCATTCAAAGATCGTCCCGAGGTCTCTTGCCAGAAGCCCATCGCTATCATTGAAGTCCAGGATGATTGCACGTCGGCCCTGACTAACATCCTCATTCACCGTGAGCGCAGAATCGGGCACCAGTTCCGTGTAAAGGGCTGTGTACGGGGAAATATTCAATTGGAGATCGGCGATATACACTAATCCTCCGAGCACTCGATGTACAAATCCCCCCAATACTTCGGAGCGCGTGTGTCGCCTGCATTATTGCACGGCAGCATCAGCACACTGCTTGCCCCCTCAACCCCGCTGTCGCTTAATTTTCTTACCGTGCCATCGAAGCAACCGCACATCACGCCATTGACTCCTGCGCCTTCTTCAAGCTGATGGACGGCCACCTGGTACTCGTAGATGTCCACCACCCAACCCTTTGCCGCGATGTCGTAAACCAGGGTTCTTGGCGTGCCTGTGACATCGAGGTAATCGTAGTACAGATAGCCATTGGCAACGTTCATCTGCTGTGATTGAGGCTTTGTGTCGTCTGGCGGATAGGCAGTGTACGGCCCACGAATGACTGGAGATGGCAGAAATCCTTCGTGCGGAAACAGGTTGTAAAGGTCTTCGTCTGTGATCGACTTTGAACCTTGCCCACCGGGAGAAACATAAATACCGTCCTTCGCTCGGAAGAATACGTTTCCGCCACCATCTACCGTGATGCAGCGGGGCATGTACAGGCCGCGAGTCTGGATGGATTCCTGAATCGTCCACGTTGAGCCTATCGTTCCCTCTACCGTGGCGAGAGCATTGAAGAAGTTCGGATAGATCAGGAATCCGCGTTCTGTGGACATGACCAGTCCAATGCCATTGACGATCACGCCATTCATCAGCGGCTCACTCGGAGAGGTGATGTCCTGCTGGTTTGTGTCTGGGGCAGAGTCAGGGTTGTTCCCCTTGGACCAGTAGAGCGTTCCGGGCCTTAACGGGTCGCCTACACCAAAGAAGAAACTCACGTTGTCGGTCGGCCCCCAGAGATACGGCATAGGCTGCGCCGCCAGAATCGGCTCTGCGATTTCGTAAGGCAGGCCGACTCCGTTGGGGGGATAAACAATGGTCTCGATTCCTGCGATGTTCTCAACGTTACTGGCGGTAAGCGTGAACCCGAATCCGGGTAATGCTGGGAAGCCTCCCTGTGGGGGTCTGGCTGTCAGTGTGTAGGCGATGGTTCCGATGATGATAATTGTGCCGGGAAGCCATCGTGTATTGAATAGGGAAAATCCAGTTGCGAATGTCACCACCCCGTTCTTTACGTTTACAGTTCCCTTCTGGGGAAGGTCAATCGACGGGAAAGGCTCAAAATTGTCGAACTCCAATATCGGGTTGCTGGCAATGTCGGTATCGATTAGTGTGTCGTTAAGCGTCACAACGAGCGACGCTACAATTGCTCCGGCACTATGGGACTTAGTGAATGTCGCGGTGAATGTCGGCAACACAATTAGAGGAGCGCCGCTCCCCGGATTAAAGGCCACAACAACGACGTTCTCCTGATTCACCCCAACGTCGATGGATAGTGTCTGCCCCACAACGACTCCGGTGCCAAACGGGATCGTTGCAGACATGAGGCCAACGCCAACGCCGAATATGAGGTCAGTGCTTACTAATTGATTCGAGGTTGTGCCGACGTATGTAAAGTTCTCCAGTCCGGAGTCGAGTCGATAGAAGTCAATCTTGTCTACCTGGGGGTCGGTGGAGGCGGTAGCCGTCACATTGTTCGACAGCACCGATAATCCGGTTTCTGGTGATTCTGGGGAAGGGTTCGACGTAGCCCCCGTAGCTGACGAACGATAGGTATACCGATACTGCGAGTCGGTAATCGTAGTGGCAGGGACGGGCGGAATCAGAGCGCCATTACACAGGACAGCAAGACCACGGGGAAGGTGATACCAGTAATCCCAGTCTAGCTCTATCGGGTAGTTCCCTGCGGCAGAGAACGTCACAACCACGGAAGCTGTCGTGTAGTGATTGTCTTCTCCGCTAGACTCATAGGTGCGCGGCATGAGCGGATAGCCGCTGATCGTGGTCAGGGTTTGACCAATCGTGCTCAGGGTCTGTCCACCACCCGGTCCTGCCCACGTAGCTGTTCCGCTCGCGCTGTTTCCGATGCCCCAAAGGATGTCGTCTTTGCATGTCAGGCTTAGGGTATAGGTTCCAGCCGCAGGGACGTAGAGGGTTGCAAGAATGGAGCAATTAAAGTCCTGATAGCCCTGCGATTCCAGCGACGGCACGAAAAGCGGCACCGTTCCAGTAATCACTGCCGCTGCATAGTTAACAGCAGTTTGCACTCCAGCACTCGAAGTGAGGTTCAGGGTGGTGTTAGTCACTGCCCCGGTAATCGTGTACGTGGTTCCACTGATGACGATCTTGTTGCCTGAAGACAACCCACCAAACTGACTACCGCCATCCCACGTCACCGCCGTCCCGTTTACGCTCACCGTCCCAACGTAGGTCGTGTACTGCGACCAGTTGACGTAAGTATCAGGGTTGCCGTTAATATCAGGGGAGCCGCCTGAATTGTAGTCAAACAGCAAGGAATTTCCGGTCGCTACGTCGTTTGCCTCGCCTGTGGTTTCAACTACCGCACTACCGCCCACTGGGTCGCTAGCATTCTTCCAGATGTAGACTCCCGCCAAGGGAGAACTGTGCGACTGCGAAGGATTATTGAACACATAGACTGTCACTGGGCCAAGCAGAGAGACGGTATCCGAGGCAGGCACGAAGGTGACGACAGGGGCAACTTGCGGCTCCTCAATCCCCATCTTGTAACAGGTTCCATCCGACCGAACTTTGTCCATCTTTACCGAGTCGCCAACGTACATCCACGGCTGCACTGAGGCATTCGGGCGGAACGGAAGCAAGGAAATCGGGTTTCCGCTGAGGCCGCTATCGACTTGAGTGTTGCCTGCGTAGAGATAGATTCCTGCCCCTTCCACTAAAATGAAGCCCTGCGGTGGGCCTGCGGGAGTTGTGTCGTTCAGCCTGCGAACCGAATGAACCGGATAGGGCAACTGCTGGACGGAGGAATCCTGTGTAGCCCTGCCCGTGGTTCGGTCGTGCAAGTATGCGCGAACGTTCTGGGCGTATGGGTACTTGGAAGGAGGCACCTTGTCGGGTGGGAGGACGGTGTTCATGCCATGAAAAGCCAGCCTGAGACCGTCTTTATCGCGTTGGTAAGGCTTAGGCATTGGCGATTTGCTCCACCGTTCTACCGCGTTTGAGATGATAGTGAAGCAGGGATGCGCTCATGTGTAAATCTCGCGCCCAATCTACGAGCAACTGAGATTTACCAAACCCAAATATTATGCGGTTGCTACGCTTATTTCTTTGCTGCTCTCTATTCGTAGCCCAGCGGCAGTTTCCCGGCTCGTAATCCCCGTCATTATCAATGCGCTCAATCGTCAACCCCTTGGGGCGTGGACCCATGTCTTGCATAAAGTCGGAGAAGGAAGCCAGCCAGCGATGGCATACCTTGATTCCCCGCCCACCGTATCGCTCAAAGCGAGGATTGTTTGGGTTATTGCAGCGAGAAATCATTTGGCACCAATTACGAAACTGTCGCGTCTTGCTCATGCCATGCTTCTTCGGGCTTCTAATCTGTTCCAGATTCCAGCAGCCGCAACTGTTACTTAAACCATTACGCAAGTTCCTTCCCGATACGTCTCTAATGGTTCCGCACTGACATCGGCACGACCACTGGCGATCACCCTTCGTAAAGATGGACTTACTAATGACCGTCCAGCGACCAAACTGCCTTCCCGTGATGTCGATGAATGCTGGCATAACTACCTCGGTTGAGTTTTATCTTGGCGCTTGCCCTCGGAGTGTAAGAGATCGGAAAACACCCCCATTTTGACTAGGCGCTTGTTTGTCGCCAAAGCCGCACGGAAGAAGTTATTTTCCAACTCCCTACACTGAGCAAACTCATCCCCTCCCATCTTAAACGAACTGAGCGATTGTGCGTAATCCAAGATCACATCGAACACGTCGCGGCTCACCTGAACGAAGTCGGTTGGATTCACTGGCACGGGGCAATTCCCCACTAGCGTAAGCAGCACGCTTGATGGTGTCCCCGGCGCGATTGGAGCCGCCTGTAATTCGACTGAGATGTAAAACCATAGCAAAGGGCCGTTTACTGCCACGGTCACACTCGCCCCCGCAGTGCCAGCGGTATTATCCGCCGAACACATGGTCGCATTCACGACATCGCCCTGCTGCCAGCGAAGATTTCCTGCACTCGGGGTGAATATAGCTCCACCACCGTTCGGATTGAATGCCACAACAACAACATCATTGGCGAATTGGATGTTCTGGGTAATCGTCTCAGGATTTCCAGACTGTTGATTGGGCGTAGCCTGCACATTGATGATGGCCACTACGTTTGAGTATTCGGACAAGCCAGCAATGTATCCGGTAAGCGCTGCATCTCCGGTGAAAGTCACCGTCACAGATGTAATCGCCTTTGCATTCTGCACGTACCAGCACTGGAAGCCAGGTCCGGGTAACGACCCTGCAAGTTGCCAATAGTTCCCCGCCGAATCACTGATAGACGTTACAATTCCAGGCCCTCCTCCCTGCCCTCCCGTGGCTGTGAACAGAATCAAAGTGTTGCCCGTTCTGCTGCTATAAGCTAGCGTCAGCGGAACGTTGAAGCCCGTCGTACTTACCGTTCCAGTGGCCGAACCGATGAAAGAAATAGCTCCGCCGATAGTAGGAACTGGGCACACGGCACACAGGTCCACCCCCGCCGTAACCACACTGCGCCATGCCGTGAGATCGTTTTCCCATTCTGGCGAAAATCCGTCCATATCCCGCACGGAAGGCGTATCTACGGGAACCCCATTGATCAAGGCGATCAAGAGCCAGTTTGCCTGCTTCATTACTTCTAAGCCCTGCTGATAGCGCTTCAGGCAGTAGTCTGCACGTTCTCGGTCTGTGGCTTCAGAATCCCTGCCCAGCAGGTCCGCCATCGCCCCCCACTTCGCCAGCCAAGACCAATCATCGGGAACATTTAGCAAAGTTGCAGCGGGAGGCGCGAAGGATAGCCCCGCCTGCAAAGAAAGCATGTCGTATCCGCCTGACACGTTTGGAGCAATGTCAACATCCATTGCCAACGGCGGTCCTGCGATCACACTCCACGAATACGGCGTGCCATTCCTTTGAAGATGACTGGCATCGAAGCTGTCCCATGCGAGGTTATCGCTTCGGCTGAGAGTCTGGGGCGAACCAACAGCAGGAACCCATCGCGCCCTGCGAGGCTCAAGCGTTGAGTCTGGAAAGAAAATGCGGCGAGTGTTTGGAGTTGTGGAAATGCTTGGGAGTTGGGCCAAGTTGCAGCCCGTCTCCTGAATGATCTCATCTCTACGTCTCTGCAAGGCCCCTGAGAGATCAGAGATTGAGAATTGGCTAGTCCCTGTCCACGCTCCCCCAGTGGGCGGTTCTAGGAGGTGGTACTGCATCGTTTCGTAGAGGTAGGAGTCGGTCAGCGTGCGGAGTCGAGGCGAGCCGGAGAGCGTGGACAGGTCGTACCAGATTTGAGAATATGTGGGCGAGAAGACAAATTCAGAATTCCATTGTTCGGTAAGAGCCGACCAGGTTCGTAGAGCTTCTTGGATGTACAGCGTTAATTCAGCTTGAGACCAAAAGACATTCGTGGGGTCAGCGAGACGACCCGCCAGAGCTGTGACCGCGCCAGATAACTGAATCCACTGATACGTGGGCATACATACTTATCTTTTCACAGACCTACGCTTCTTTCGCTTCGACTTCGCGTTGCACTTGTTGACGGCAGCATTCCCGCCTCTGACCGCACGCCCCTCGTCGCCCGTCTTCCTAAATATAGAATTACTAGCCCCAGCAAAAGCATGTTTGCACCTTCGGGACTTAGCCTTTTTGTTTTTCTTCGGTGCATCGCTCTCTTTCCATGGCATCAGACTACCTGCAAGTCTTTGTCGAGATCAGAATTGATCTGCTCCCGAATTGTTCTGCCCATGATAATACAGCCGTGACTAGCTTCTTCCAAACCAGCAAATTCAACGGAGTCCCCGTGAATAAAAAACCCACCTCTGCCGTAGGTCTCTGTACCAATGTTCGGCGCTAATGGCATCGCTATCGGGCCTAGCTTCGGGTTGTCCACTCCATCTCCTATCGTCCACTGGCCCTGTGGAATCGGCCCTACGTTCGACACCGACTGCATCGCTGGATTGTTCACGCCGTCGCCGTGTCCAGAGTAACCAGACCCAACCTGTTGCCCGTTGTGCGACAGAATTCCCGATATTTGGTTGTAAGTCCACATTAAATCGTAGGAACACCGCACGGGAAATCGAGGGGAACAACCCCTCCAGCAACCTGCGTACCAAACAAAATCGACTGTTTTAGGACGTACACCCCATTCACTAGGCTGTACGACTGCCACTGCACCAAACCTAAGCCCTTCGCATAACAGCTGACTTCCATTGTCGCGTATCCCGGCCCCCACTTGTAAGTTTGGATGATCGACTCCTGCACTCCAGGGGAAATGCCAAAGGCAATCTCATATGGGCCTGAGATTTGCGTCTCCACAGGACCACCAAGGGTTTGTGTTGTGAAGGTCGCGCAGGCCGAGTATGCACGATACGTGGAGTCTGCCGTAACGATTGGAGGGGTAAACGCTCCCGGCGTGAAGTATCGCGGTGCCCACACGATCCCACCATTGGCATACGGCCACGTCCCCGAAGCGAACATTCTGAATGTGGTAGGCGAGGTTAAAACATTCCCCGTGATCGAGCGGTAAATGTAGCTCTCATCGAAACTGTTCATCTCCCACGGGTATCCGGCAGCGCCCTTGATGTACCACACCTTCTTGCCTGAGACGAGGGTGTAGAGCGGTTGCCCACCTGCTCCCGCTACGGCAAGATGGTTCTCCAGTGCCCACGCCTGATCCGGCAACATGTAGTTCAGAACGTCAACGAGGGGCATTTATCGTTCCTCCAAGTTACTCCTGCGGAATTCCACGGCCTTCCGCTTCAGTTCCGCAATTCGGTTGTCAATGATCGACCGCACCTGCGAGTCCGTCGTCTCATCCCGCTGGCGCTCAAGTCGTGCTAGTTCCTCTTGTGGCGTCTCGCTCATCCTGTCGTCCTTGGGCCTTGGATGCTCTTACCAGTTCGTCCATGCGGCTGTTGATGCCTAGGTGCACCTCTTGGATTTTAGTCCCGTTCTTGATCGACATAATCACCGCCGCCACCGACGCGATAGTAGGCGGCACTGCCACGATTAGCGCGATCTCCACTGCTTCCGTCATGGTCAAAATTGCACAGCAACCCTTTCCGCAAAATGGCTATCCTATCCCCGAGGTGACACCATGATCTCACTGATCCTGCTCGTGTTCGCGTTTGTTCTGGCCTGCCTCGCTGCACGCAATATCGGCGCTCCAAGCTGGTCCCTGGGCTGGGCCGCGATAGCCTGCTACTTCCTCAGTCTCCTCCTTGGGTCGGCTGGACTCGCCTCTCATTGGCGATAAACTCAGTCGTCTCCTGGGAATGGCTTCTGCGCCTGTCCGCGATCATATGCCATGCGTTCCCGAATCCGGCTGATATCACGCCCCAGTTCGTCGTCCTTGGCACGCCTGACATCCCCTTCTTTGTTGTCACCCTGCTGACGTTCCCTAACCTCGCCATCGACTGCTGCACGCCGAGCATCGCATTCACTAGCAATCTGTAAACCAAGTTGGGCAATGTCTTGCTGTGTCCGAGTTCGGCTAGACTTGATAACAGAAAGTAAATAGCCACTGACAACAGCACCAACGACAGTGCCCACAAGAGCAAGTGCGCTGAGTGCAAGCTGCCCACTCTCGTTACTGGAGTCGAGTACCATGCCAAGATATTCATTCACCTTTGCCTTACCCAAAGAGTACGGAGTGGCTTTTGTTACGAAATCCGAACACTACGGTTTATCCTTTGGCGGCTCTAGCGAAACATCCTGAACAGGTGGACCACTCGTTAGAGCCTGACCCATCTTCGACGACGGGAGTTGAGTCGCTACAAGACGTGCGATGCTGGCATTCAGGATACTCAATGAGCTGAATATCCAGCGGTACGCCACGCTTGCGGTATCGCTCGGGGTTGGCATCCCGCCACTAAACGCAGCAAACACGTAGTACATCACTAGAACTTCAATGCCGTGCGACTCTACCCATCCGATCATTTCCCCTCCTTTGGATGCAAGTCTTTATACCCTGCAATCGCCCCTTGGATGTGCCTTATGCCGAACGCTACCGGACCCGACATGAACCCGTAAAACAAGGGAGCATTTCGCAGTTTGTACATCAGAACCGAAGGGGCGGTCGATACAGCCAGTTCAAGCCCATCTCTGGCAGCTAATTGCAGTTCCGTAGGCTTGCGACCCACCAGCCAATCATTGCCTTCGATGTAGCCGAGTTTGAATGCTGCGGATGAGTTGCGGATGTCTGCCCAATCACTCGCGATGGCAAAGCCCATGATGGGGATGTAGAGCAGTAGTTTCTTCCTGCCGCGCGGGGTAGAAGGGTCTTTTGGCAGTGAGTACCAGTGAATCTGAGGCTCAAGGGGAGGAACTACCCTCCAGTCCCGTGAGGGCTTGAAGGTAGGCACATTGTTGCATGGCACGGCCTTAAGGTAGTGAAGTGGAGGCCCTTGGTCCACGTCTGTGCCCTGAAAGCATTCTCTGGCATCGGCCTGCCCAAAGGCTGTCGTAGCGAGCAAGAGAAGCGCAAATTGACACAAGGCTTTCATTGGGGAGTGCTCACCGCCGTGCTTGTGACCGTGGTCGTGACTTTAAGCCCCGTCCCGGTTACGTCCGCATCGCTCAAGGTGACTGCACCAGTCCTGCCATTGAATGATGTTACGCCGCTCGCACCTCCACCACCGAGCAACTGATATGCTCCACCATTGTAGGAAACGTACATCTGATAGGTTGTGCCTGACCCTACTGGGCATAGGGACCATGCACCGGCCCCAGAGAGCGTGCAGCCGGCCACCGTGGGGGCAATCGGGGCACCGCCAAGAGTGCTATAGGACTGTGCCCAGACGACTACCGCAAGTGTGGCAACGACTAGAATCGGAAGCCAAATTCGCTTTGTCATAAACCCTCTCATTGAGACAAGATTACCCCGTTTGTAACTACCACGCCATTCGTAAGTGAAGGGATGTTTGTGGGCGGAGCAACACCAGCCTGATAAGCCCCGATGTCCCATGCCCCGCTTGTGGGGCGGACAGTTCCGGCAATGTCACTTTTAATGGCCGGGTAACTAGTACAGAAAGACGCATTAACCACGCAGACATTAACGCCAGCGGCGATTAAGGGCGAGCCGGTCTGGGGTTGAAGCGAGGCATTCAGCGTGAGTCCCGAGCCGTTGTAGAAAGAATGCGAACCTTCCCCTGATGCCGTTTTCCAAGCGGAGAACTGCGAGCCGTTGTAATCCGCGCCTCGGTAGACCCAGATGTTTGAACTCAGTGCAGGGCCGTAGGCGTTGTAATCGAAGGGAGAAAGAGAGGTAGCGGACCCTGCGAGATTCAGCAGTGTGCTGGAATTCAGAAGCGCGTTGTTCTCGAAGGCTGATGCGAAGGTGTAAGTCGAGTATCCGACCGACACATCCTGCCCCGCATAACTGACGGTATTGTTGTAAAAGAAGCAGTTGCTATTGCACATGGCTGGTCCCCAACCATTGCCACTGCTATTGCTGCTCAGATTGATGACGTTATTGAAAATTACTTCCGTGACCGTGGTCATTTCCTCGGAGAAGAACTGTGCGGTGACGTAAGTGCCCGTCTGGCCGCCCATGATGTTGTTGTAATAGGTGGCGTTGACCGTCCCGTTCAATCCCGAACTGAAGACGTGGACGAAGTTGTGATGCTCGTCGTCCGAGGTCATGTCCCAGTTGTAATGGTCATGATCGTAATTTCCGTTGACCACGAATGTCAGCGATCCGGCTCCAGCCCCTCCGACCGCAAAGGTGTGTCCGCAAAAGTAAAATTCATTATTCGAGAACTGCATTCCCGTGATCGTTCCCGAGCCCCAGTTCAACGTGAAGAACCACCCACTGTCGTGCATTTTGTTGTCGTGCACATTCCAGTTGCTACCCTGATTGGTAGTGACGCCTCCGGGGATGTTGTTATCGGCTAACCCTGCGGCATTGGCTGTGTGGATGTACTGTGGTCCTAGATTAAGATTGCGAATCTCTATGTTACCGACGTTGGACCCTGCGTAAATGAGGTTCCCATAGAGTGTCCCGTTGCAGGTTCCGCCAGGACAAGTCTGGCCATTCGTTCCTGACAGCATGTTTTCTATCTGGCCGTTGCAGGTGCCTTCGGTCACGTTCGTAGCGGTGTTCCAGCCGCAGGGCTGTCCCGCTCCGCCGTCAACGAGGACATAGGAATAGCCAAGGTGGATGCACCCGTTTGAGTCGCATCCGGGGGTGATTTGAATGGAAGCTCCGGTCTCAAACTGAATCGTCAGGACGCTCCCGCTTGATCCTCCGCCTTGGGCGTAGAGTTGAGTTGTGATCGTGCCGCAGAGGGCAATTTTGTTCCCCGGCTGCCAATAGGTAGAGCTTCCGTTCAAGGTCGCCACGGAGATCGTAGCCTGTGAGGAAGTCCCATCGGGCAGGCAATTAGAAGTCGTGCCTGATTGTGAGACGAAGTACGTTGTCCCGAATGCGGGAGTCGTCAGCATAAGCACGAGGATGAGTTTACTGAGCATAGAAACTCGCTACTGCGATTGCCCACGGATTGCCACCGCCCACACCTGCTACGGTTGCGGTGATACTCGATTGCGTCGTGGTGGGAAGAAGGTAGAACATGACCTGATCGGCACTTGACCCATTCTGTACCGATCCACCCGCTCCCGTTCCGCCAATCGTTGGGGTGCCTGCGGTATAGCCTCCAAACGTTCTTCCTGCCGCGATGATGGCTTCCTTGGTTTGGGCCGTGGAGAAGGTATTAGAAGTCATTGACGTGCCAGTAGTGCCCGTAGCCGTCGTAGGGGCTGCGTCTAGATTCCACGACCCTCCAGCTTTACTGAACTGCGAACACGTCATGGAGTTGAACGCACCGTTCGGACTCATATTGGCCGTAACCACGTCTGCCGCGTTGCTGGTGGTCATAATGGAATAAAAAAGCTGCACCGAACCCACGGTCGAACTGGAAACGCTGCCAACTGGCGTAAAGGTGTTACCAGCGGTATCGGTGAGCGACGTGAAGCTTACACTCGTAGTGCCTGAGGACGGGAAACACACCAGAATATTCCCTGCCGTGACTTGATATGTCGCCGTAGCTGTAACCATCGTAGCTACTGGGGTGCTATTCGTCTCTCCCGCACTGGCCGCAAAAGAAACAAAGGTTACCGTCTGAATTGGTCCACCGCCTGTTACGCCGCCGCCGAGGATGGCCCTGCCTCCAACCACTGCTTGCCCACCGGCAGAGGTCTGCCCAAGAGCCGCGATGCAAAACATGACCACACAAAGGAAGGCTTTTCTCATTTAGCTGACTCCTACATTAAGGGTTCAACTGACAAATATAATTTTCCCACCATAGGGCCTGCCGTACCACAAGCCGCAGCCGTGGTCGAGTAATTGATCGACGCAGCGCCGGTAGACCGAATGATCTGCGCGTTCTCCCCGTAGTTTGCCGTTGAGGTGGTAGTCAACACGCCTGTAGCGGGAACTGAACCTGAACCGTTTATGTTAACCGGGACGGTCTTCGACCCTTGGTCGTCCGTGTAGATAAGATTAACCACGTAAGTTCCGGTTGTTCCGCAAGCGGTCGTGATGTCGATATAGACATTGACGCGATACGTTCCTGCGGGGCAAATCGTTGTCGAGCACAACTGAGTCGATCCAATAGACGTGCCAGAACCCGTAGTGACCACCGCCGAATGTCCAGAATCCCCGCTGAATCCCTGCGTAATAGTAGTGCCGGATAGCGTTCCGGTGATGGTTCCCTGCCCCGCCGTACCCGGTACGGTAACCAAATACGAGGTAACGGAAGTGGGGGCTTGATATGTGACATTGGTTGTTCCCGTGGAATTGGTGGAACCTTGCCCCAAAGACAGGAATCCTGCCGTAGCTCCCGAGATTGTAAGCGTACCAAGATAGTTAATAGTATCTATCGACGCTGCACCGTTCACATGGAAGTCGAGGAAGTTGCCTGTAAACCCAGATGGCGTGTTGATGCCGAACTCTGTTCCTGATGTTGAGAATGTCGTTGGCCCCGTGCCGTCGTTGATGTAAAGCTGTGGGAAGTTTGTGGTCGCCGTGCCGCCGTGATACGGCGCACCAGTCACGGCCAATCCAGGGGTAGAAGCCGCCCCCGCCCCGCTAAACGTAGCAAGCCCGGTTACGGTTTCTACTCCATCAATGTACGTTCCGAGACTCTGCATTCCAGGGAACATATAGTCGAAGTCTGGACCAGTGTTCCCCGACGTATATCCCGTGATTGAGTTGTTGATGATATTGGTGGCGTGTGCGCCAAGCAATCTGCCGCTAATCCTGACGAGTCCAGTGATGGTCGAACCTGAGTTCGAGATGCTGAGTCCAGTAGTGAGAGTCGGTCCACCGTTGAACAGTACGTTGTAGAACTGACAACTTCGGCAATTACGGACTTCGATGAAGTTGCCGGTCGTCCCGAGTCCGCCAGAAGTTGATTCAAGATATAGCCCGTCAAAGGTAATCGTGCTTACGTAATGGCAGGTGATGGTGCAACTACCTTGTAAGCCAGTCGAGCCGTCGATGTTGATCATGCAGCCAGCGCCGGAGATACACCCACTGCCGCCTAGGCCATCGCCTACATTGGTTCCGATGAATGTGAGCACGGAGCCGGTTCCGTTTCCGCTAGATGGGGACGAAACGATATTGATAGAAACGTTGCCTGCCTTGCCGTTGCCATAAAAAGCGTTATTTTTGAAAACTAACTGGTTATTGCTTCCCGTTGTCAAGCCATCTTCAAGGGAGAGGTCGCAGAATGTGTGGGCTGGGTTGCCGTTGCAGCTACTATTCGTTCCTGCGATGCCAAGGACGCTGCTGTCTTCGATTACGCCTTTGCCCTCCACCGCAACAATCCATATCGCGGCATTGACAATAGTTGCGGTAGCATTCGGAACGAAGTTGAATCCCCGGAGAGTAAATGCGCTCTGCGTTCCGTCCTGAGTGGCATTAGTTACCATACTGGTTATATTTGCAGACGAGGAGGTATAGACCATACAGCCGGAGGCGGGAGTGCCAATCCCTATCGCACGACACGACATACTCCCCCACTGAGAGATTGCGATGCAGTTCGCGCCCACCGTGCCCACGCACTCCAAGGCCACGCCTTGATTCTCGAAGATAACCTGCTGAGTGAAAGAGCCGATCACAGCCGGAGTATTCCCAACCTGAATTGGTGTTCCCGATGGGTCTCCAATCACATAACAGGGTGTAGGGCTAGCCGAACATGCGGCCAAGATTACGTCGAACGTGGCTGCTGGGTATGACGCTGTATGAATCACATTGGGACGGGCGGAGTAGGTCGTTCCCGTTCCACTGCTGGTGTTAATCAGATCGTTGCCCTGCGTACCTGAGGGGAGGCTGGAAGTCGGGCAACTAGAAGTCGTAGCCCCGCCGTTGCCATCCGTGCAGAGAAGGATGCTGGTTCCTGATATAGTTCCAGAACTCAAGATGCTGGTATCGGTGCCTTGAATCGTAATCGGAGAACCCTGCGAGATTCCGCCAGATGACGTCCCCATTTTTAACAAACTCGGCACGCTGGGAGAATTCGTGGACATCTGAATCGCCCATGCCGTGAACGACACCGAGTTCGGGCCGATAATAGAGAACGTGTTCGCGGTCAAAGACGGTACTGTGGTGTTTCCGAGTAGCTGGACTGACCCTGCATGTACTCCGTCACTGAGGACATTTACCGGGCCATTCTGCGTAGTTTGCCCCGTCTTGTCGGCTTTCCACTGGCTCACTGCCCCTACCTGTGCGTCAATGAGAGTTGAACCGGTGCCCGAGGCCGCATTCGTTACGTTGATAAACAACGCTGCATCCACTACTCCCGTGGTGTTCCATGTCGGCGTAATTTGCACGGTTGGAAGATTCTGAGAGCCGGTCAGTGAACTGATGACAGTTAAGGGCGCAGAAGTAGAGCCAGCCAAAGTCTTAACGAGAAGTTCCTGATCGCCTGAGCCTGTTGCTGCTGTAGTTTCTCCAAAGGTAAATGCGGTCTGCGAGGCGCTGGTCTGTGCCCAGTTCCATACCTGCCCACCGTTGTTTCCGTTGGCAATCGTGTTCGTCGTAGTCGCCGCCGTTATCGCAGAAAGAGCCGATGAACCACCACCAGAACCACAGGCTGAACCAGTGGCCGTCACAATTCCAGAGACTTCCTCTAGGCACTGCGTTCCAGTCATGGGCAGATTCAAAACACTGCCAGAATTGATTTGGATTCCAGTGTTACCGCCTATGCTCCCGATGGCAGCGACTTGCGTAAGGTTTACGTCAAACAGCGTGGCGAATCCCCCGCTCGGGACATTGACGACGATTCCACCCGTCCCTAGGCCGTAAATCTCATCAAGAAGACTGTCTTTGAGTTGCCAACTCGGGTTGGCGATAGTGGTATCACTGAGGTTGAGAAAGGCGGAGTTTCCAGTGGCCCCGCCAAGCGCGGCACAGGCCAAAGTCCCGGTATTAAATCGGCAATAGCTGTAGTTCGTCGCGCTGGTTCCGACCTGACTGAGCGGCAACTGCCCGATGTAACTAGACTGCGGAGAGGCCGTTGGGCCAGCGACGATCAACTGCCCACCCGTCAGTCCGCCAGTATTCACATTGAAGTTTCCAGCCGTAGGGTTTGTGACCACCAAACCCGTACTCCCCCCGTCCACAATGGGGGCGTTTCCTATTGAGGCAGACCCCGTAAACTCAGCCAAGTTTCCTGAGTTTCCACTTCCGGTAATCCCTCCACCGCTGTTCCCGCAAGGACTTCCCGTGGTCGTCAGCAAGCCTGCCGTAGAAGCCTGTACGCACTGGCCGCTAACGAGGGAAGAAACTGTTGCAGTATTTGCTAAAAAGCCTCCGTTGGCCGTCAGTAGTCCCGTGACCGTGGCATTGTTGTTGAAGAACCCATTGCCACCCACAGTCCAGTCCCCCGGCGTTATCCCCGGATTGGCTAGGAATATCTGCGGCGTGGTCGTGGGATTCGTGACCGTGATTTCGTTGGCAGTTCCGCTCACGGAGACGACGCTGCCGCTTCCTGGAGTCCCACAGGCCCAAGAAACACCATTCCACGTAGGCACCTGTCCGATGGTGCCGCAAGTCTGGAATCCTACCGTGGTTCCCGTCAGAAGCAGGAATCCACCCGGAGTAACTCCAGTAATCGTTCCGCTGGACCCGCTGCCCTCGCACACGTCAGGATAGGTCCGAGGGTAGGGAAGAAACGGCCCCGTGCCCGAGCTAATTGTGATGTCATAGCAAGCACCGGTGCCCACGAATAACGTCCAGCTTCCGTCTGAATTTGCAGTGAACGGATTCGACAGCGGCGTAGGGCTTAACAGATTGTTCGAGTAGATGCTGGCCTTGTTGCTTGTCCCTGTGGCATAGACCGTTACAAGGCAGCCCGGAAACGATGCCTGCACGCCTGCCCCAACCAGTACATTCGTAGTCCCTATTTGCTGCGTGGCTGTGCTAGGCAGTCCTTGGGTGAGGGCCTGTTGCCCACCAATCGTGCAATCGCCCGTGACCCCAGCCAAGGAACCTTGAGCGAGAGCCGGAAGCGACCACAACGCGACAGCGATAGCGAGTTGGAGAATACGACGCATCTCAGTGTAAAGTCCAAGTTCCTACCTGAGTGTAAATTTCCCACTGTGTTGCGCTGATGCCCACGGCACATGCAGCATCTCCCCCAGCCCCGCCAGAGATGATGTACCCGCTGGTAGACTTAGTGCCGTTGTAAATCAGTGATTGCGTGGCAGTTGCAGCAACGAGTATTTCCAAGGTTCCAGTGTTCGCTGCACTTCCATTGTTGGAGTTTTTGACGCAATACTGCTTGCCGGGAGATGGCGCTGGCAGAGTGTAGGTGATCGCCGCGCCAGCCGTGGCATCCTGATTCAACGTATAGCCAGAACTGTACTGAGAGCCAAGATTGGCCGTTGCGGTCGTCGTGATCGTGATGGGTGCCCACCCGTCAACAATCCCTGCGACCACAAGAGGGCTTTGCTGGACTTGCCCCTGCCCCATGAATAAGAGGCATGAGACCGCGAGAGCGAATGCGGCAATAATTCGCTTGGTCATCGCGTCACCGCTGCATTCGAGTAAACTCCCGAATTAGCTATCGAGATCAAATTGACGCGAAGGAATCTCGCCCAGAATGAGGTTAGTTCCACGCGGGTTGCATAGGCCGTGTTTAGCCCCGCTGTGATCTTGGCGGCGCTGACGTACTGAGCATCCACATCAAAATCAGACGTTTGCACATCCAACTCGAAAGCACCGGGATTCGATGCCGCTCCTGCAGAGTTGGTAAACCAGAACTGGACTGATGCCCCCCACGGATAAAACGAACTCTTGATTCTCTCCAGTTGCACGGCGATGCTCGCGGACGAATTACTCCCATTTGCCGCTGCCACGCCTCCAGCGATGATCAAGTTCTGCTGCCAGAGAATCGTTTGCTCATTGGCACGCAGTAGCGTAGCCAGACCAGGACCAGGGTAGACTCCCGGAGTTGGCGGCGGAAGTGATTGCATGACTCCTCCTACATGGACCCAATATTCAACTGGCCCGTCACGGTCGCATAGCCCTCGCTTGCATCCGGGATGGCATCGCGTAAGAACTGCGACCAGTACAAGTTGTCAGAGATCAGATCGCGGTCGCGGTCCTTAATCGGCTTCATCGCAATCTTGAACTGCTCTCGGGCTTCTCCTGCAAGAAAGCGCCAGTCTGCACCTGAGCCGCGCTGCATATCCTCGCCCTTCTGGGATTCCTTGAACACGAAGGCGACTTCCTTGGCACGCCACAACACGGCTTCTTCTGTGAGCGGGTACACCACCGTATCGTTTGGCCCTGAGAGCAACGGCCCCCTGCGAAGGTACTGGTAGGTGTACGGCAGGACACTTAGGGGATGGGGCCACAATTCGTAGAGCATGTTCCCTAAAGTTGCACTATTCGCACGCTGGTCCACCTGATACGGCACGAAGTAGTCAGGGTCGTCAAAGATCGTTCTCTCTGGGTCGTCCACAGCAAGGTCTTTCTGGCTCTTGCTCCAGTAATCCATCGGGTAGTTGTTGGTCGTATCCCTTGCCGAGAGGAATCTTTTGAAGTCCGGCACCGGAGCAGGGAAATACGCCTGATAGATCATGTACGACTGCGCCGTGCCCCCCGGCTCCATCCACGGACGGTCTAGTGTGAGGACGATGGCGGCAGGGTTGGTAGCGTTCACCGCCACGATGCTATAGAGGGAATAGTATGGACTTCTGATCTGCAACTGCGTAAACAATGGAAGGCTGGCCGCCGTGATGTAGGCAAGCCACTGCGCCGATGCCGTTGCATCTCCGACGACCGTGTTTTGGTATGGCGTGGTCGTAATCGTGCCTACACTTGTTCCCGGCCCAGCGGGGAATAGCAGTCCCGGAGTGAGCCAGCCTGAAGTCTGAAGCTGCCATGACCACATCTGGCTATCGTAGATCAGCCCCAAAGACTCATTGATCAGCGTTCGGGCGTAGGAAGACACTACTCCCGGAACTTCCAAGATCATCCGCTGAATCATTGAGTTAAAGGACACGTTAGCGTTTGCGGCCTTTCTTCTTGTAGGACATCTGCCCTTTCAGGATAGACTTCATGCTGTATCCTGAGTGCTTGCGGTGATGCTTCCGCGTCAGCCGTTTCGCGAACTTCTTGCCTTTCTTCTTTCCCTTGGTTCCGTTGTGGTGGGTGGTGACAATGCTGGTTGCCATATTTCCTCCTGTTAGTACCTAAAACAAAGGGTGCAACCTTCGAGTCCCGAAAGTCGCACCCAAGGTTTCCTCTCCCCGAGAGAAATCGTTTAGTACACGCCCCCGAGTCCACTGACCTGCAAATTCTTGGTCGAAAGATTCGTGGTGTTACTCGCCTCTGCCCCTACTCCGGCAGTCGTGAAAGCAAACCATCTCGCTTTCCACGTCGGCCTGTTTCCCGTGGCCGAAGGGTAAAAGAACACGATATAGGTGCCATCCGTGCTCAATACGCTGCTGGACTCAATTTCGTCGATGTAGGTGTCGAACGTGGGCAATAGAATAGGGTCTCCTCCCGTTGCCCCGCCTACATAGGACAATGGCCCAGTGCCGAATCCGCAGAATGCAAATCGCTTGCCGATGCGGTCAGGATAGCCCTTCAGATAAGTGAGCTGCATCGTGCCTCCCTAGTCCTGCCACGTCGGTAAGAACAGAGAAATCCTGAACAATCCATTGTTCTTCGGCAAGTCGATTGCCGTCCCGATATTGTTCTTACTCCGGTTCGTTTGCCCGGTTGGATCATCAGCGAGACCATTGGTACTGGAATCAATAAAGTCTCCGATGGAGATGGTTCCAGAGTTGGTAAGTGTGGCCCTCCCGAGTACCGTGGCAATTCCGAGTTCCTGCACGAACCCGAAGTTTCCGGGAGTGATGGAATTCAGGAAGATGCAGGGACGTACCGCAACCGCTCCGCCGATGGACTGGTCGTAGCTGGTCACGATATTTGCCGTGGGTTTGCCTGCCGGGTCACCATCCGCAATGACTGCTGCAAGACTTGCCATCAGGCCAATGGTTCCGGTTTTCACGTTGCCAGCGGTAGCGCCTGAATCGACCTGCACGCGACGATAGCGGCCACCGTACAGAAGGCCCGTAGTCGTGTAGGAAAGTTTGGCCGCTTCGCCGTTGGTGAGATCGAAATAGTCCCCGAGGTTCAATCCGCCAGCGAAGACGGCGATGCCGAGTCGCAAGTCGGTGAAGTACGAAGGAGACGTGTCGTTGCAGGCATTAATCGCTAGCCAGGTTGGAACTATCGGTTGAAACGGCATTAGATTTTCTCCTTCGACACGTCGATCTCTATCGGATATTCACCGGGCTTGGGCACCGTCAGAGTCAAGCCCTCCACGGCAGCGTTTACGTCAAGCAAGTCCCAACGGTCCTCATATTGCAAGACTTCCCTAATCATCGACTCCGAGCGCGTCTTTCTCCGCTGATTGGTGAGGTGCTCTTTTACCGTTGGCCACGACACGCCCATTTCTTTTGCGATTGCATACATGGACATGCCACTGGCGTGCATTTTCTTCGCAGCCGCTACGTCGATTACATTGGCGCGATCTTCCTTCTTCGATGTGATTAGAATAACTCCCCGATCAGTCGTGGCGGGGACGATAAAGAATCTGTCCTCGTTTATGCACCACAGCACGGAGAAGTCACACCGCGTGGTCCAGTCCCGTATCAAATTCTGATAGCGGGAATTGCGGCCCATCTCCATTAGGTCGAAGCGATATAGGCCGTGACTGTACTGTAGCTTTGTGTGCAGATGGGAAGTCTTAACTTGTAACTTAAGACCGCCATCCAACACGATGTCCTTTCCGTTGTCGATGGCTGGAATCATCGGCTCGTACCCGCGTAACAACAACTCGGACATTACGCGGTATTCTCCCGCCTTGCCGATCATGTGCGCTCGAATTGGTCGTTTCTTTTCCATTTCACAATTATGCGCTAAAACCGAACGCAAGAGCACTGTGACGTGGCATGGGGTTGTACAGGTTAGTACCAAGGCGCATAAACATCGCATCCATCGAAACGTTGTTCGGCATCGGCGCACGCCTCAAGCCGAAGTTCCAGCCCTTCTTGTCAGTCGGGCGCAACTTGAAGTCTGGAGTGTCAAGGAAGTAAAGCACCTCGCCTACAGTCAAAGTTGCATACGACGGCTGGTTGCTGCCCGTGCCCGAGATCGTCACGTTGGCACCAGCAGTAGTGAACTGCCCCGTGTTTACGGTCGAGGTCTGGGTGCTGACTCCAGCGCCGTCTACCAGGTTGTTATTGCCCGCCTTGCCAGCCGTGGGAGCTAGCGAGAGAAAATCTCCAGCCAGCGCAGAGGGTGCCAGCGGGTCAGGATAGATGTCCACGCCGTTAAACGTGAATCCATCCCATGCGATGTCGTGCTTCGTGTTTGAAACATCGCGCCGTTGGGCATCGAGTGCGTTTGCGATAGCGGCAAAGCCGAACACATTGGTGATGCCGAGGTCGGGCTTGCCTCCGGTCACGATGCACTGTGCCCATAGTCTCATTAGGGCATTGAAGTCGATCTGCCCAGTTCCCGCAGCCACTAGCGCCGAAGATGTTCCCGTGGTCGGAGTCTGCCCTAACCAGAGAGGCGTGGAGTTCATCGCCGGTCCTACAACACCGTTTCGAGTCACACCGCCATAGGTGGCATACGTGTTTCCGAAGGGAGAAACGTCGATGCCGTTGTTCAGGGCCTCGTCAAGACCGTTCGTGTTGTACTGCCGATTGTCGGAGATTCCAACTCCCGAAGGCTGGCCATGCCGGAAAGAGTCCATTTCCAGCATCGTGTTCAGAGTCATGGTCATGTTTTCCATGAGAATCTGATACTGATTGGCAATCATCGAAGACCCAGAGTTCACAACTCCGCCTGTACCACTGCCATCGTCCAACTCCCAATCGTCCAGCGGTGCCCATGTCGCGTAGGCTTTCGGCAGGAACTTCATGCCCGTATTCAACTGCTGCCGAGTTACGGTAACGGTTGATCCCGGAGCAAGGGCTTGGCCTTGCACGCGCCCGTAGATGAAGCCCTCAAACATTCCAGAGCCACCGAGGAATGGATCGAGAACGCCAGCCTTGCGGAGCTTGGCCTGGAATGGGGTATCTACGAAAAGGTTGTCGAACACGACTTGGCGGCGCACCGACTCAAGATTGGTCGCGTCTATTTCGTTGTACAATGGATCTGTCAGAAAACAAAGGACTTGCTGAAACATCCTCAGCGCTACGAATGCAAACCATTTAAGCAACATTTTCGTCTCCTGACATTAGGCGATGGCCACCACATTCGCCGATGACTTTTTTTGGTCCCGCACCCTCCTGGTGCGCTCCTTGCACTTCTCTCTATATGCTTCATCGGTAGCATATCGAGTTCTCCTGATCTCACTCCTCGCGTCGGCGTTTTTCCACGTTGTGGCGCGATGGGCTTCGTAAAACGAAATCATGTGTATCTTTAACTGGTCAGTGGTCATGCCAACCGGAGACAGCCCACGCAAGAAATCTAAGGCATTAGCAGCGTGTACTTGGGCACGACGACGCGCGGTTAGGCGTTCATATATGGCCGCTATAAACAGTCGCGCCCTGTCTCCGCAAATATCCCACTTGTAGCACGGATTTCCACATGGAACATTGACGCTTCCACCGAACCAATCTCTCAACCGATACAAAAGTTCTGGGTCTTTCTGGACGACGGACACCGCAAGACTGCGCTTTCCTCGTCCACATAGGCGGCAGTTACCCTCGCCTTCGTAAATACCTGCGGACCACGCGACATCCAAGGCCGAGGGCACCCTCACTGCTTCGAGTTCCGGTCGATTTGGTCTTGTTCGGAATAGCATGACAGTATTTTACTGTACAGTCTCTGCAGCGTGTTCCGCGAAGTCTTTCGCAATCTGATTTCTGGTATTCAGGCGGCGTTCCTCTCGCGTCATCTTCAACGGGTCAGGACGCTTGCCTTCCACAACGGCCTTCTTCACCTCTGCGAAGCCTGAAGTCTGGGCCTGCCGAATGTCAGGGTTGGAGCCGATTTTCTCTGCCCACTCTTTGTCTGCGGCTTCCTTGGCTTCCTTGCGGATAGCGTCGTCGTGCGACTTCTGGGCGGCAGCCTTGATCTCATCGCGCTTTTTGCCGAAGTCGTATTTCTTTTCGACGTAATCGCGAAGTTGCATTCTTTGGCTGGCGGCTTCATTCGCTAAGGTCTGGATATCGTCCGGGGGAACCGCTCCGTTGTTCAGCCGCATGTACTCCGTCACAACCCACGTTGAGGCAGTGATGGCGCTGAAGCCTTCCTGCTTCGTCATGTAGTTCGGATTGTTGGGCTGAACGACAGTTCCGCTGGGTACGAACTTGCCTGTGGCAGGGTCTTTGACGGGAGAGCCGGGGATTGGAGTGAACGGTTCGGCGGCAGGCACAAATCCACCATCCTTTGCTTTGAGTGCAAGCGTCTTGTAGTAGTCGCGCTCGGCTGCGAGGTTTGCGCTGTCATTCGCCCACTTGTCTAGGGCTGGGGCAATCTCGGTGTCGTACTGCTGTTGCTGTGCTCGTTTGGCGAGTTCTGCTTTTTCCAAATCCTGCGAGGCGGTAGACACAACCTGCGTAAAGGCGGGGATCACCTTCGGATCGAGAGCTTTGATCTGCTCATCAGTTAGTCCGGTTTGCTTCAGAATCTCTTCGACTGTCGGAGGCATAGTGTTCCTTTACTGAGGCGGGTTCGCCCCTGTCGGAGGCGGCTGCGGCTGCGTCACCATCGCCGTCTGCGCTTCCTGAATTCCCTGCGCGGCCTTCGCCAAGCCAGGTGCCAGCGTAGGGTCTTGCTCGGAAAGTCGCTTACAGAGTTGATACATCTGGGCCAGCATGATTTGACTGGGATTTGCCGGGGCTTGCGATGGCTGACCACCGGGTTGTGCACCGGAGGCGGGGTCGCCGCCTCCGGTTTGGTTAGCAGGGCTTGTGCCCTGAATCTCGGGTTGTGGACTCGCTGCCATCAGAAGCTACTTCCGACGACCGCGCTTCCCACCACGCCGCTTGCCGCGACCCTTTTTGCCGCGACCCTTTTTGCCGCCGTGAATCTTGACGTGCTTTTTTCCACGCGCCATGACATCCTCCGTCTCGTTTTTTGGATTGACGCCGACAAGTTTCAGTCGCTTTGACTTCCGCTTTGCCATTGCGTCTCCTTTGCAAACAGAAAAGGCTCAAGCCTTTTCAGCCTGAGCCTTTCGCATTCCCGGAGGGCGCGAGGAGAATCTCAATGAAACAAATACTCCTACCGCAATGAGCCTGTCAACTACTATTTTCAGATGCCGAGTAAGCCGCGCACCTTTTGGCGCTTTTCTTCGCCTACCTTCGTGCGCTCCGTGAGAGAAACCTTCTGCACTCCGCCTTGAGAAATGTGGAATTGCAGCAGTCCCGTCGCCTTCTGTTTACGCAGCCAAGACACTATTTTCTCTACCGGGATTTTGGCATCGACTGTAGTTTCCGTAACAACGAAGTCTACGTTCACTTTGACCAACTCCTCATCTGGCATCAGCTCTCCTTAATTCCTGTGCGAGGATCGCCGCCTGCTCCGCCCTTCTGGTATTGCTGTGGCCCTTTCTTCCCGCTGGCAGGTCGTCCTCCACCTTTTCCTTGGCCCTTGCCGCCACCCTTTTCTCCGCCCCCGCCTAGGTCGATTCCTGCCGCCGCTGCAAGTTTCGCTTCCTCGATCTTGAACTTGATGTTTTCCAACTCCTCATTCATCCACCGCTCCCGCACCGTATCGCCTTTGACGCTACCGTAGTTGTCCACGCCCAACTTAGGAAGAATGTCGCACCATCCAATCGGAGCGTTCTGGCGTTTCAGGGTCATCAACTTCAACTGCTCCTGCTGCTGCGTAATCTTGAGCAACGTGCTCGGCACGGAAATCAAACGAAGATTCTTGGCAAAGCGCCTAGCTCTTTCGAGCATCGGATAGTACGAGGGAATCACCCGCATGTTGTCGCCTTCGCCCTCAAATGGGAGTTTGGCGTTTTTGTACTCATCGGGCATGTGGCTCGGAATCATTGAATTCGGGTCGAGATCGAACACGTCAGGCGTAACGTTGTCAGGGCCGATGTACTCGATGATTCGCTTAGTGTCGAACCACTGCGGGATCATAAACTTCAGCATGTAAGCAACTTTGGCGTTCGCCGCTTCCATGCCTGCGGCGATTCCTTTGGCGATAGGTCCAATAGGCTCAAGTGCTTTGTCTATATTCTCGCCTGTGATGTTCATCTTCAGGGCAGCAAGTCCGCCCAGGTCATTGATTCCGAGCTGCGTTTTCTCCATTGCGGAGAGCATTTCAAGGAACTTGAAGTTTTCGGCGTCCACGCGAACTTCATCAGGAAGAAGCGATTGCAGAACGTCTTTCGGCTTGCCGTCCAGTCCAGCTCTTGTGTTCTCTCCGAAGATGTCGAAGTTCTCGATCTTTGGTCCGCCTGTGGCGGTTCGGTCGTAGCCGAGAGGCGGGTTCATTTTCGTCGTCAGAACTTGGTCCATCTTGCGCTCATGCTTGCGCTTCGTCATTTCGATGGAGCCAACATCCTGCACTAGAGAGCGCCCCATGCCTTCCCATGCCCAGTCGTCTACGTCGTATTGCACGGGCGGAATACAGCCATGCCAATCAAACGCAGGTCCGTCGTACATTGGCTGCTTCATGTCTCGGCTAGTAATGATCTGCCGGAGGAATGGATAGATGCGGCAGTCCTCATTCGTGGCTTTCCGCATGTAGGGTTTGCCATCGCGGATTCCGCCAACAATTTCCTGCCCAACCCAAGGAACTGTGTAGAACCATGTCGTACCGGGTTCTCCCATCGGAATTTCCATGCCCGTCTTTCGTCCCTTGGGAACGATATTCAACCGCAAGTCACGAATGAACGTGCGGCGAATCTCGCAATACAGGTTCCCCCAGTTTCTATTCTGCTCGCCGTAACGGAACTTCTCGGCGTAATCCACGCGCCTTGCCTGCACGCGGGACTGATAACTGACTCCGCTGATCGGCAAGAGTTGAGACTGGAATAGCGGGAACTTGGCATGGGCCTCGGCAATCGGCATGTACTCGAAGATCGTTACGACGTAGGACTTCTGCACATCGTTGTCGGAGGGAATTTGCACTGGGACTACATCGAGGGGGCCGAGAGGTTCAAAAACAATCTGGCGCTCTCCGTAACCGTACTCTGTAGTTTTGCACTTGGGCCAGATGTAACCCCGCCCCATGACGGTAGCGAACTGTAGGGCCTTCCTGATTTGCCGAGGGAATTGAGATTCGATGTAAACGCCCTTCGCAACCTTGTTGATCATCTCCGCGTAGGGCTTGAACTGTTTGGCATCGGAGCCGTAGCTGCCAATCTCGCGGACTTCTGAGATCGTCTCGATGAATTTCCTGATGTTGTACTTGAGTTCGTTTGAGACTAGCGTGGACTTGGTTCCGTCCTCGAATATTGCGTCGAAGATTTTTATGTTACGGGCGAGGTCTTTGTAGGCCCTCTGGTTGGATAGCCAGCCTTCGCCTTCTTCCAGTTGCTCCTCAACCCATGCCTGACGAACATCTCCCGGAGCATCAAAACTAGGGACTTGCCACGAAGTAGCGAGTTGTTCCGTGCGGGGCATTTAACGTTTACGAGATTTCTTCCCGCCCTTAACTGCTGAATGCTTGGCAACGCTTAGTTTCCCATTGCCAGTTGCGATCTTGAAATCCTTACGGGCACTAACTCGTTTCTTCATGGGGCCACTCCTTCTGAGGCTTCGCAGTGCATAAACGTCTCAATTACTTCCATTCGTCGCTTCTCGCGTTTTTCTTCTGCAAGTCTGATGAAGTAAGCCATGAATTCCCGATTGAGGGTATCGTTCGAGGCCGCGAGGCACTTCTTCATTTCTTCGATGATGTCGGATTGGATTCGGCCTTCATACTCAAAGCGTTCCGCCTCGCTCATCTCGTGAAGTCGTTTTTCCTGCCTCCGTAACCTGCGAGACCACATATCGACTTCAGCGGCATTCTGGCACTCTATTTTCTGGAATCCCTGTGGGGGTGGGGCTATCGGGGAGGGTGGGCACATCAAAAATCCCGTTTTGGGCTGGTGCCAGAAAACCATTTTCGGCTTCTGCGCAGGTCGTGCGATGCGGCGTGGAATGAATAAAGTGCTCATGCTGCTGCCTTTATTCTATCGCGGCGCTTTTGCTCGCGTAGTTTATGGCACTCTCTACATGAACGGTATCCGCCAGCAGAATAGACGTTGCTCCCAGTCAAGAGATGACCGTTGACACATGAATCTCGATTAGCAAAAGCTGCGGGGATTGTCTCACCGCGCAATAGATTTTCTTTCCTGCTCACAGCCTCCAGGTGGATTGGATTTACGCAGGCCCTATTTCTACACAGGTGATCTAAGTCCTTTCCCTCTGGGATTTCTCCATTCACCAGAACATAGGATATTCTGTGCGCGTACAGCTTCAATCCACCGCCGACGTTCATTTGCCCGTATCCATTCGGAAGACGGCAAGCATTCCACGTCCAACAGCCTTGAGACTTTTCGACCTTATCCCAGAATCTAGATATGATCACTGGGGACAGATGAGGTTTTATTAGCCTGAATGTTTTCATCGGACCTATTCTCCCACACTCATCTCCGAAGTGCGACACCAATCTAAATCTAGGGGCGGTTTTTGTGCCAAAGGGGGTGCGTATCGGCGCTGCGCCCTATCTGCTAACACGTCGAAGGCGTGGCGGGTAAAAAAACTCTGCGCGGCTGCGCGGAAGCGATCATCGAATTTACCGCTCTGATGTTCCATCTTGCTTTTCCCGGAAGCGACGACCTTTCGCTCAAGCGAGGAAAGTTCCCTGATTAGAAATGGGGAGTTGATTTTGTACCAGCCGTTGTTCACTGCATCCACGAAGCGGTTAACGAGTAGCGGCACGCTCCACGCATTCGAGAACCATCCCTGCTTTGTGCCCTTGTTTTCCTTCAATTCTTTGTTGTCGTAGCGGGTGTCGATGTGGTGGAAGTTGAATCCCATGAGCTTGAGTTGAAGCTGGCAATCGTCGCCAGCCCTCATTCTCTGCTCAATGGCAAACTTGCATCCACGCGGGTCTTTTGTGTTCTGCCCATACCATGCCGCGAGGCAAGCTGCGAATCCAACCATCTGCGGGGCGTTAATCCGATTCGAGCACAACTCCGCGCACTGCACGTCTACATTCTCGCCCGTCATGCTGCGAGTGATTTCCAGTGCGGATCGTTCCTCGTCTTCGTGGCCGAGGCCATCTGCTGTGTCAATGCCGATAGAGTAATCTTCCGCATCTCCCTCTCGACCGGGAGCCATGTTTGGTTCCTCGAAGATCAGCACTTTGTCGAGGGCCTTGCGCTCATCTTCTTCCTCGAAAGGCAGTAGCGGGACCATGACCCACTCGAATCTCTGCCCACGGTGAGAATTCCACACCACGCGGATTCTTTCCTTGTCGTAGTCGATCTGCGTTTCGTCTGGCTCAAAGCCGTCGTCTATGGAGTCTCCAGTTATGGCGTATACCGTATATCCTCGGGCGCGGTCCTGCCTTGCGGTATCGAGCACAATGCTGTCGAATACGAGATCGTTCTTGCCCTGGAGGGCTTCGTAGTCGTCTGCTGGCATCTGTGAGAGCCATACTTTCTGGGTATGCGACTTTGCAGCTTCGAGGTAATTGAACTCCCAGAACCACTGTTGCTCTACGGGCATCTTCCAGTTCTTGCCTGCGACCTTTGCGAGATACGGAGTCGAGTGAATGAACAGTTCACAGCGCTGCACATGCTTGCGCGTTACTTCGAGTGGCTTGAATCCTGCGGGAACGGGGAACTTCCTAATCCAGTCTGCTTCTGGGTAGAGATCGGGGGCCATCGGCCAAGGAATGAATACGGGGCAGAGCCTCGACTTCCCGAGCGGCCAGTCTTCTTTCGCCGCACGCCACTTGTCCGCCTGATAGCCAGTGTTTCCAGAACCAGTACCTTCCCAGACTTGGAAAAGTTTGCGAGTAGGATGTGTGGCACGAAGTAGTCCTTCCTCAAGCGTCTTTTTAGGATTCGGTATGTCGCCAATTTCTGAAATATGAACGCACGTCGGAGTCCAGCCTTGCGCGATGCCCGTTGCCTGCGAGCCAGACTGCACAGAAAGAATCGAGCCGTTGATGAATCCAATCATCTTGATTCGGTCGGTCGTTCTTTCAGGCAGAAGCCACCACGGAGTTTTCGAGATGCAGGTCTCTATGATGCGAGTAATCAGTTCTGATTTTTTCTCATCGACCGAACCCATGACGGCCTGTGTATGCGGCAGAAACAACATTCTGTGCAGAAACTTCAGGGCTGTCTTGGTGGTAATGCCTTGCTGCCTCGCCTTCAGGATGAATAGTTCGATTGCAACCTGATCGTCGTCAAAGTCTGCAATGATGTTGTCGTAGACTTCCTGAGCTTTACGGTTTGAGAACTTATAGATGTCGCCCTTTTCGTCGCAAATCCATGCGTAATTGCGCTCGTAATACCCAGAATCTAGGCAGCATAGGACTTGCTCGTTTTCTATCCAGCGGCGGATTTCCTTGGCACGTTTTGCCTTGATCTCGCGGTTGAACTCAATCCGCATGTTTCGGCCGTTGGTATCTTTTTTGGTGATTGATTCGATGTACTCGGTAAATTCCTGGACCTGCTCAATCGAATGATAGACAGGCTCCCAATGTTCCCGGCGTGCAAACTCTGCGAGGTTGGAGACGATGATCTTTTCGGAGTACGTGGCTATTTCCCCGCTTCTAGAACCTTCTGGCGCATTGGCTGGATTTTGGCCTGCATGATGGACACATCAGGGAAAACGTAATCGAGATCGTCTGCTAATTTTTCGCTCGACTGATCTTCTTCTGGGCCTTCATCTCCACCACGCCCGAAGAATGCTTTTCCGATGAATGTAGGCCCTGCCGTGGGCTTGATTGCCCCTAGCATCTCATCCAGCTTGTCGCGGTCCCTGAATCCTCCCGGTTGCTTGGCAAACTTAACACGCGCCTTCGTGATCTTCGGGTGGGCAGCGATGGCAATCAGTTTTACCGAGGTTACAGAGTGCTCCCTGATCGCCAGCATGATTTCCCCGAGCAGCGTCTTGAGATCAAGATTCGCCGCTATTCCGATTGCCTCAAAAGGAAGTTCTCTGCGGTCGCGCTCCGGGATAGAGTCGTACTTTTCTAGGAAGGCTATGGCGAGGGGTTCTTGCGAGAAACGCAGAGCTTCGATAGCGATGTTTTTGCCGCGTGGTGTTTGCTTCAGGATGTCGTCAATGCTCGGGGAGGCGGAGAGATCAGACTGACTTACTTTCAGCCTTCGCAGTGCGTCGTTTCGTCTTTTTTCCAGGCTGGACGGTTTTGGGTTCTTTGGCACTTTCATCCAGCAGGCGTTGCTCTCGGCTGCCAATCCATTCTTCCGTCGTCGCTTCCCCTGTTTGGCCTTGGGCTTGGCGTAGGGATTCATCGGCAGTGGGGATGGAAGTAATGTGGACATCTCTGGCGTCGAGGGGGTTTCGTCTTGGGGCATACGCTACCGCGAACCACTTCTCCGCTATTATAGCCAGCCGTGTCAATGCGTCTGCTATTTGTTCTTCCGGGGTCATTACGCCTTCGCCTTCTCCAAACTATTGCGCGAGTACCGGATTCGCTTCTCGGTCGATTTCCCGTCAGATTCTCTCGTTTGCACTGGAACCCCCTGCCCAGACTCCACCCTGATCTCATTCGGGGGCTTTGGCTCCATCTGGAACTCCGCATCGAACTTGTCGAGGGCCTCGTTTTCGTCCGGCTCACCATAGGTTGCAGGAACCTCTTGGTCGATGACTTCAATTCTTCCTACGTCGGTGCATTCGATGTGAACTGAGACCTTTGCCTCAAAGAACTGGTAGGCTTTCTCTGGTGTCAGGCGGCAGTCCTTCGCGAGAACCTGATCGAGGCGGTCACAGATCGCCTTTCTGACTTCTTCGCCGCTTAATGCTAAAGCTAGAACTTTCTCCGGCATATTTCCTCCACAGTGTCTCAAACTTACGAATCGTTCTCTTATACGGTTCGTGCCGCCCAGTCTCGATATGTGAAACCGTCTCCCGCGTAATCCCTAGAACAGCGCCGAGCCTAGTCTGTGAAAACTTAAATCGCCGCCGAAATCGTTTCCACTTCTCAGCCCGGCGCTCCCAGCGTTTCACTTTACCGGGACTGGGGGAGGAGGCGGTGACGGACGCTTCACGAACCTGAGCTTCTTTTCGTCCCAATCGAACCCCGAAGGAGCGTCAATGCGAAGCCGGTTCAAAATCCCTTGCATCTCGTCAGTTTTCTGCCGAACCTGGTCCGCCGTGAGTTTGGGCTTGGGATTCAATTCCGTCCGCAAGGCAACGAAGCGTTCGTAATCCTGATACCACTGATCGGAGGCGCACTGCTCGTTTTGTCCAGCAGTGCAAGAATATGGCGAAGGGGAAGCAGTGCGGTGAGCGTAAAACCCACCTCCTGCCCCCGCCCCCGCCAGCAAGATACCACCGTAAATCAGGTACTTTTTCATCATTGCCCTCAATTGGCTGTGAGAGTCAAGGTTGCCGAAACTGCGGTGACACTCGGAGCGTTGACGGTGATCGTGTCCGAGGCTGATAGGTTGTTTGCCGGGTCGTCTCCGGTGATTGTGGCCTGCCCCGCAGAAACTCCGGTCACTACTCCGCTTGCCGGATCGACCGTCGCTACTGCGGTGTTTGAGGACGTGAACGCAGGCGCTCCGGCATTAGGAACGATTGTCCCCGTACCGTTCGGCCCCGTGTACTCTTGAAACAGCGAACTCGCTGTCCCGCCTACCAAAATCGTTGCTGGCATTTGTTTTTCTCCTAAAAGAAAGGGTTGGTCTGGTTGCAGTCTGAGTGTAGCCGATTGCGGACGATTGAGCAGAGTTTTTATGTCGTGCAGAATTTCTAGCAGAGCGCCCCGATTAAACCGCATCTCCTCTTTCAAGAGCCGAATGATCTCATGATCGAGAAAATGCTTACAGGGGGCCTCGGAAGGTCCGCACTCTCGGCAAAAGAAGGTGTAGGGAGGAGGCGTCATTTTCTGGTGCTCGACAAAGGATTACAAGTAGTGGTGTGGCACGTTACAACCCAGGGCTTATGCCAAAACCCAAGCATCAACACTAGTATCAGAAGATAGCTCATTTTGCCCTCATCTGGAACCCGCACTCACAGTCCCATCGCTTCATCTTGACGTTTACGAGCATCGTTTTACCACAGTCCGGACAAGCCGGGGAGTCCACCTTACTTCCGTCAGATATTGTTCCTGAGCTTTTAGTGCATCCCACCGACACCGTGCCTCCGTAAGTTTCATTTCCGCCCCGAGGAGGTTTGATTCCGTGATTATCAGCGACTCCTGAACTTCTCGCAGCAGCCGTAGCCTTATCTTCTCCAACTCCTCGGCCAAGATGCCATCGGCGACTTTTACATCTCGCACATCGCCTCGGCTCGACTTCTGAGATCCACTCATGGCCGCATACCTCACAGTGGCACCGTAGTGCCGGAATCTTCTGGATTACCACGGGCCTATAGTACCACATGGCACTATGGTGTCAACTACTTTTTCTAATTTTTTCTAAATCGAGTGGGCTAGAAGGAGTCAATGCCATCCCGCCCCCCCCCTACCCTGGACAACCTTTCCGAACCTACCAGGGGGCCCTACC